CTGCAAGAGATTATAGACATGGGCCGCACGGAGCAATTGCTGGGCGTAGCTGAGGCCGGCAGGCGGGTTGCTCAACTGGCCACAGAGATGTACGAGGAAGAAACTACTGGGAGGAAGGGATGACAACGCACAAGACAGGGGTCGGTAGTTTCGGTGGCATTTCCACACTAATCCAACGTAGCAACGGGGCAGGGCCAATCCCACAAGTCGAGAACCTGGAAATCGGCCTGGTCGGCGAGGGGGGGGGAGAGATTGTGGCCAGGACCCCCTGGGAGGTGAAAATGACGAATGAGTTATCCAGACGAAATTTCCTGAAACTGTCAGCAGCAGTTGTACCTCTTGCAGTTGCTGCAGCACCAAAGAGGGGTGACCAGGTCGCCCCAGAGAGCACCGGCGAATCACCCGCTACAGGCGGTCCTGTCGAAGGCCTGGAGGTAGCCCTGATTGGCATAGACGGTGTCATCAAGGCCATCGCTCCATGGACCGGCCACTCTGAGGACCCAGCCACATTCCCGATGGCTGAAAAAGACTGGGGCGTGGTTGACCGTGTGGCCATCATACACCATGGTGAAATCACAGAGATTAAACCTCTGCCGGTGGCCAAGCATGTGAGCCTCGACGACACGTGCCGGGTGACTATCGGCATGTGGTGGACTGCCCCACCTGAGTAAATCGCACCCGCCAGGACGCTTGACATTTCCAGATTGCATGGTATACTATACATGTACCCTATACTGAAGGAGGAAAAAGACAATATAGAGCAATGGTAACAAGTCGCGTTTTGATTGCTTGTGAGTACAGCGGAATAGTCAGGGATGAATTTCTGGAACTGGGACACGATGCAATGTCCTGTGACCTGTTACCTACAGAAAAGCCTGGCCCTCACTTTCAGGGGAATGTTTTGACCATTCTAGATGATGGATGGGATTTGCTGATCGCGTTTCCTCCCTGCACACACTTGGCCAGGAGCGGGGCAAGGTGGTGGGCAGAAAAGCAGAAGGACGGGCGACAACAGGCAGGGATAGACTTTTTCATGGAGTTCATCAACGCGCCAATTCCCAAGATTGTCGTTGAGAATCCAGTGGGCATAATGAGCACGGTCTATCGGAAACCAGACCAAATCATTCACCCCTGGCAATTCGGTGACTCATACTCGAAGCAGACCTGCCTCTGGCTCAAAGGTTTGCCGCCGCTTCTCGCTACTGAGATTGTAGATCAAGGTGAGTTCGTAATACATGGCGGCAAAAGGTTTCCGAAGTGGTATTCTAATCGAACTAGGAAGCGTGACAAAACGTTCCCCGGCATTGCTAAGGCAATGGCTCAACAGTGGGAACTATGAGTGTCATTCGTTGATGACAGACGCAGGGACAGTGGCTGACATTGCGCGTTAGCAGACACAGTATGAAGGGAGAGAAGCTGTGAAGATAGGAATGAAGAAAACCATTGAGGTTGAAGCCAAAGAAGTCGAAATCCATGCCAAGGTCCGTGACGCAGGATTCTATACCATCTTTGATCAGCACGGAGAAAAACTTGCTGAATACGATGGCTATGTCCCACCGTGGATTCCTGGTGAATATGGCGACTATCTCATCTTGCGCATTGACCTAGACACTGGGCAAATTGTCAACTGGAAAAGACCAGAAGCGGAGCAAATACAAGACACCATAGAAGCCGCACAGGGGAGGGGCGAGTGAGATTGTTCGAAGCGGTGGAAATCCCAAGCGAGGAGCCAGTATCGCATGTCGGTGTCTATGTCATAAAGTGGCACGAACGGCCAGAGCAGCCGGAGCTGGGATTTATCCCGGTTGGAGACCCGCCAGAGCCCTACATGGACGTGGATGCGGGGATAGGTGAGTTTCTAAGACAGTACCAGAGATGGTACAAATCATTGAAGGGGGGGGTATAGATGGACGAGTTTCTGAAGGCGATGGAGATTTTCCGCAAGTACGTGAAGGGCGACTGGGCACGCCCGTTCCATTGTGAGCGTGACACGCTCTATATATGAGACGTTGACTCGTCCGAGGTCTCGGACGAAGACTGGGCTGCACTAGACAAGTTGGGCTTTTTCGAGAGTGACGAGAGCTTTATTTCTTTTCGATATGGAAGCTGTTAAGAGAACCTAAAAGGGAGGTAGAGATGCTGACGATTGGGAAGAATTTCTTGGGAGTGGTGAGGGCTGCGGTGGCCGGGGTGGTTGCCGGCGTCTTGCATCACATAATTGTGCTTGACCGTTCGGGCTCGATGTCCTGGGTGGCCAAGCAGTGCGCTGAGGATGTTATCAACGCACTCAAAGACATCCCTGATGGTGACTTTGTGTCCATCGGGGACTTTTCTGGAGAGGGTGACTGGAACTGGTATGTCAAGGGCGTGAGGCTCGACACTGACAGTGACCGCCAGTATGTGGCCGAAATTATCAGGCGCTATGCCTACGGTCGCAACACGACCTGCTTCTCGGAGATTCTGACAGACATGGCTACGGTCATCGAGCACACGAAGGGCCGCGCAGATGGCATCACCTTCTCACTGCTTACCGATGGTCACCCGGTTGTCAGGAACCAGCGCACGGAGCGGGAGATGATATTCAAGGCCCTCAATGGGGTCAAGGATGACATCGTCTCTGCTTTGGTGGTCGGCTACGGCAACTACTACAACCGAGACCTCTGCACCATGATGGCCAAGACGCTCGGCGGCATCATGCAGCACGCCAACCGCATCACCGACTTTGGCCACGAGGTTGGCAAGGTGACGGTCAGCCGTGGGACGAAGCGTACCGTCATCACCATCCCGTCCGACGCTGAGGTGGTCTTCACCTTTACAGACTCTGGGGTCAACATCCACAGTGTGGACGATGGCAAGGCCAGCGTCCCGACCGGCGCCGATGTCTACTACTCCTCGCCGGACCCAGTGGAGGTTGATGAGCTACCTGACCAGGTTCTGCCCATGTACGCCTCGGCCCTCGTGGCCATGCAGACCGGGAAGACCGATGACGCCCTGGACATCATCTCCGATATCGGAGATGTGGCCATTGCCGACATGCTGGGCAGCGCTATCACGCTCGACGAGTTTGGCCGTGCGGAGGCCGCAATTATGGCAGCCTTCAGGCCCGAGAACCGGTTTATGAAGGGTCGCCGAATAGGCTGCGCCCCGGACCCCAACGCGCCAGACCTGCTGGACGTTCTGGACATCCTGGCCGCCGACCCAGAAGCCAGGTTCTACCCATTCCACGATGACTTTGAGTACCGCCGCATTGGCCGCAAGTCGAAGGTCAAGGAGGGTTACCCGGAGTTCGTGAGGGAAGAGCGGAATCCCGGTGTGCCGTTCACAGACCTGGTGTGGAACCAGGACCGCATGAACCTCAGTGTCCGAGCCAGCTTTAATGGCCAGGTTCCTCTGCAGGTTGCCACCGAGGATGGCAAGACCTACGAGGGTGTCGGCTTCAGTCCATGGTGGCCAACCACCACCTTCCGCAATTATACCCTTGTAGCAAATGGCTACCCCAACATGGACTCGCTGCCTGTCACCTGCGGCCCTGTCACCTGGGCCGTGCTGGACAAGATGGGTGTGCTCAGCATCGCCGAACGCCCCTACTTCACTCTCCATCTCGACCGGGTGCCGGTGCTTTCCAGGGGCAAGCGGGGCGACCTGATGAGCGATGTTGTCCTTGGTGAGATGGCTGTCAAGAGCCAGTTCCTGGCAGGCAAGCTAAAGGGCCTGCGCACCATTCTCAAGGAAATCGACCCGGATGATGCTCTCAGGAAGACACCGCTCACACCAGACCAGGAAGCAGTGCTGAAGGCCAACGGCATAAGCTGGAATGGCACCTTCTCACCGCCGACTGAGCAAGAAGAGGCCACTGACGTGCTGCCGATGCGCGAGTTCCAGGTCAAGATTGCCGGCATGGCCTCGCTGCCCAGCCTGAACCATGTTCGCAAGAAAATAGAGGCCGGGAAGAAGCTCACCACCCGTGAAGGGCTTGTTTACGAGGGCCTGATTGACTTCGACCACAATGTGGAAAACGCTCCGCTCAAAGAGCAGGTCAACTGGCTGAAGACCGAGATTGACAGGCTGGAAGGTATCAAGAAGGCTCTTGACGATGCGGTTCAGCAGCAAAAGTTCGTCATGGCCATGACCAAAGCCTGGTTCCCGGGCAAATCACGGGCAGAAACCACAACCACGGTTCCCTACGACGGCGAGAACTACACCGTGAACTGGGACCTGCGCCAAGTCGACGTGAAGATTTGATGAAAAGCAGATACGAGGCAGAAGAAGCCCTGGCTGAGATGTTGGAGGACCTCTCCGGTGAAGGCTGGACCGGGGAGGTCTGGGAGAACCTCGGCTGGCACTACAAGGCCAGGAACGGCCTCTTGACGGTTATGCCCAGCATTGGCGGAAAGTATCATGCCATGCTCAGCGGCAATCCAGAGCACCCCAATTCAGCCCCGGGCTACTGGCTTGACCGTGAGGTCTACGACACGCCGATGGAGGCTGTTGCCGGGACGGTCATCAAGGCGTTCGAATTCGTCAAGTCCAGGGTTGCCATCATCGAGGAGGCCATGGAAATCTTTGGGGGTGGGGAATGCTGAACAAGAATGACCGTTTGCGCCTATTTCGCCTGAATGACCTGCTGGGCGCTGTGCCCTTTCCCAGGTGTGATTTCTGGGGATCTACTACCGCAGCAGGCTTCGGTCGTGCTGGCTACGAGAAGGACATGCGAATCATCGTGCCCTTCTACAAGAAAGTCATCAGTGGCATGATTATGGAGCAGGCCGCCCAAGACCCGGACAATGACCTGGAAGAGGGCTGGGATTATGACAATCCAGACAAGCTCCTCGCCGCAATGGAGCTGTGGGTGGAGATACGCAAGGGCGAGGGTTGGTCCCATGTCAGCCAGGCCAACCTGATGGCCCTGTGGAACGGGGTGAAGAATGAGTAACTTCACGGCAAGCGAAATCGACATCATTCTCGAAGCTCTCGATTCCTGGGAGCGAGAGCCTACCTACCAGGCTATCGGCAAGTTGACCATGTACGCCCTGTCTGGCATGGATGCGGAGAGGGCGCAGGAGCAAGTAACTACCGACAACGACCAGGCCACCTATCACGCCGGCCAGCGCAAACGTCTCTCCCTGAAGTTGCGCATCAAGCTGTATGACGCCCTGGACGAAGCCGCCGAGCGCCAGGACGAAGCCGCCAAACGTGCCTTTGATGAAGTCACGGCCAATCAGGAAGCGGGGGCAAAGTGAGAGACGTGGCAATCACGACCATCGTCCTGGCACTTGCCATCCTGGCCGGCTACGCCATCGGCGAATTGGCACCTGAGGGCATTGTTGCTGGTCTGGGCTTCTTGCTCTTGGCCGGCCTTCTGGTTGGCTTCTCTGTTACCCTTATCGGCGGAATGCTGGAGGACGAATGAAGATAGAAGGTACCATCTGGAAGTACAGGCTTAGCCACGGTGAGAACATCATCGAGATGCCCATCAAGAACAGGCCACTTTCTACCGGCTGGCAGGAGGGCGAGGGCCTGGTTCTCTGGGCCATCGTTGACCCTCTGGGGCGCAAAGCCAAACACCGGGTCAACGTCTACTGGACCGGCGAAGATGGCGATTTTGACTACCATCGCTTCCTGGGTACCGTTCAGGCCCCACACGGCATGGTGTTCCATGTCTTTGGGGTGAGGTTGGTGGTATGATTCGTAACGCAAAAGTTGGCGAGCGGGTGCAGGTCATCAACAGGGGCTCTGGCGAGCCACGTACCGGTGGCTACACAGGCTATCACGAGGGCGATGTCTTGCATGCGGAGTTCCGGTTTTCCGATGGCAACACAGGCACCGTGGTGGAGGTCTACAACCCACATGGCCGCCCTTGGATTCATGTGGCACCGGATGACCATTGTGGCTTTGGTACCGTTGTGTTCACTGCTTCAAACCTGAGGAGGGTGATTGTTGAAGACGACAAATAGGGTCTGGAAGAACGGCGACAAAAGAATCCGTTCTGGTTTTCTCTGGCTGCCAAGGTCTATCTTAGTGCACGTTGGTGAATTCACCCTCAGGGAGACTCGCTGGCTGGTGCATGCCAAGTGGGAAGAGGAATTCAGTTGGTACGTAGGAGATGCCTGCTGGACCACGACCAGATTCATTGACCACGAGGGGGCGTGATGGACTACAAGGAATGGGCTCTCGAAAACACAATCCACCGAATCTACGCCGGCAGCCGGCTCTACGGCACCGAGCGGGAGGATTCCGACTATGACACCAGGGGCGTGACTTTGATGCCGCCCACGGTTCTTCTGGGTCTCGACAACTTCGAGCAGTACCAGGAGAAGGAGTCAGACACCGTCATCTACGCCATCAACAAGTTCACCAAGCTGGCCCTTGGCTCCAACCCGAACATTCTGGAGCTCTTGTTCGCGCCACCTGAAACCTGGCAGGTCGAATCTGGCGCCTGGCATGACATCTACCATGCCAGGCATGACTTCCTGAGCCAGCGGGTGCGCCGGACGTTTCCAGGCTACGCCACATCGCAGCTCAAGCGGCTCCAACGTCACTACGCCTGGCTCCAGAATCCGCCTACTCACCGGCCAGTGCCGGGGGAGTATGGTGGCAAGGTTGTCGCCGGTGAAAAGGGTGGCCAGAAGCTGGAGTTTCCACACATCGACGCCAAGAACGGGTACAACTCTGCTGTCAGAACCTGGAAAAACTACCAGACCTGGAAGAAGGAGCGCAACCCAGCTCGTGCCAAGCTGGAAGCAGCCTACGGCTATGACACCAAACATGCCGCCAACCTGGTCAGGATGATTCTGCAAGGACGCACCTTGCTGGCAACCGGTTCCTTCAACCCCGTGCTTGACGCCAGCACGAAAGAATATGTGCTCAAGACGCTCCATGGTGAATTCAAGTACGACTACTTACTTGGGTGGGCCGAGGCCGAGAGGCAGACGCTGTACAACATGGGCACGGTTTTGCCAAAGTCGCCCAATGTGAAGAGGGTCCAGGAACTGCTCATGAGCATCAATGCTGATACGCTGTATTCGGAGGGGTACGGTGGGTGACGGGCACTGGGTTGACCTTGCTCCCTTCTTGGACGAGCATAGCGAGAGGGGCCGCCTCTGGACTGAGGTCAAGCGGAACTACAAGTCCACCAGGCGCTACTCGCGGCACGATACCAACTTCGTTGGGTTTCTGGGGGAGCAGGTCTTTGAAGAGCTCACTGGGGTGCCGATGGACAAGGCGATGCGACCGGAGGGCGACGGTGGGGTAGACTTCAGGATTGGAGAAGTCGGCTACGACATAAAGGCGACGACCTATGAAGACGAGTACGGCGGTATCTACCTGATGGAGTACCTTGAACCGGATGACCCGAGGCGCGAAAAGGGCCAGTGGCGCAAACACATCGTTGCCGACATCCTGATTCTGATGTTCATCGACATGGAGAACAAGCAGGGCAGGGTGGTCGGCTGGGCGACCAGAGAGCAGATGGAGGAGAACCGGATTCAGAGTTTCTCCCACGGTCTTCGACGCTGGTTCAGCGAGGGCCAGATGCGTATCAAGCAGCAGGAAGGGCTGCCAGCCCTGGGCAGTAAAACAGGGCGATAACCAAAACCAAAGGAGAGTGCAAACTGATGGGTGTCGACATTAACGGCAAGATAATGGTCGGAGTCCGCGAAGAGGATTTCAATTGGGAGGGGGTCGAGCTTGAGCTCGATTCCCTCAGCGAGCTGGCTGAGGCAGACGGCTACTGGAACCATCCGCAAATCAAGGGCACTGGCCTGTCACTTCGCCATCTTCGCGCCGAGAACTGGGACCGTGGTATCTTCGGCTTCGAGATTGCAGACTCTGGGTCTTACTCGTACAAGGAGATTTCCGACCCGGGGATAGAGATTGCCCTGGCGAAGGTCATCTTCAAAAGGGTGTTTGACCAAGAGGCCAAGATATTCATCTGCGCCTACATGTGGTGAGTCATGAAGCCAGATTGTGCAAACTGTATTCATCGTGGGGGCATAATTGGTGTCAACCGGAGCCAGTGCCAGCATCCTGAAGTCCAGAAGATTCTGGATGAGACCGTTCGCTTTCAGGACCTGGTTGCCTGGTTCCTCATGCTGACGGGTACAGCCTTCCCGCAGCGGGTCATGGACGCCGCTAGAGCCATGGAGGTCAAGCTGTGCCCGAGTGGGCTCCGGCGGAATGAGGTCACGTGGCCATTCTACTTTCTCCCTGAAGACGTTAGGGAGTGCGCCGGCGAGGAGGTTAGGCATTGAGAACACTTCAGGAATTGTCAGCTTGGTGGGACCCGGCGCTGCTCCATACGTTTGAGTACATGCAACTCGACCTGCCATCTGCAGTCAGTGGGCGCCCGGTGACACCGGTGGGTGCCCACTTGGTGCCGTTTGGCTATCATGGCGGCTGGGCTACCAACGAGAAGTTTCCGTACTGGGCAGACCTCTTCGAGCGCACAGGCATCAGCTTTGCCGAACTCATCAACGTGGGTGATTCTGCCGTCAAGCCCATTGATGGCTTGTCGCCAATCGAGCGCTTGCTTCAGGCTGGCGTTATCCCGATGGTCCGTGAGTCCATGCAGTTTGGCCCAGGCTACCAGGGGGTAGACACGCTGAAGCAGATGGTGCCAATCTATGCCAAGTATGGCCTCAGGCCAATGATTAAGGCCGGCAACGAGCCACTTGACCCCAGGGAATGGCCCAACCAGAAGAGACCGCCCAAGGAAGAAGCCTTGGCCATCATTGGCAAGAACCTCCGGGAGGCGGCCAAGCAAATCGTCAACAACGGTGGGCTCTTTGGCCTACCGGATGGCCCCTCCTGGTCAATCAACCCCTTCGCCTGGTTTGCCGGCGCTCAGGAGCGCTGGATATTCGACGAAGGCCTGGGCTTCTACGTCGCCCACAACTATGCCAAGGGGCGTCACAAGGACTACCCATATGACTCGGCGACCAGAGAGGGCACGCCGCTTACTCCCCAGGAGTACCGTGAAGCCCTGGGACCGTACTGGATGCATAAGGACTGGATGGAGATTTGGGTCCAGCTCAGGGATGGCAACGGCAACCTCGTGTACGACGAGAATGGCTGGCCGGTGACCGACGAAGAACTTACACTGGCTCTAAGTTTGGGGCGAATCAATACTCTTCGACGCCAACTGGCCGACCCGGTGAACTGGACCAACGCAGTGGCCGACGATGTGTGCCACCGTGGCCACGAGCGTACTATCGCCTATTCCATTGATGTCTTTGGCTACGTGGTTCCGATGATGCTTGGCGAGGGTGGGTGGTGTCCAAAGGACCGGCCTGGCTCTGGTGCCGGAATCGACTACCGGATGCCATACACCTCTCCAGACATGGTTGCCAAGAGGACTGTGGAAGTACTCAGCCAGCCACACCCATACTTTGCCTACTGCCCCTGGATTCTGGCTGACGGTGCCATGTGTACTGCCGGCAGTGTTGGCTGGGAGTGGGACGCCTGGGTTAGCTCCTGGCACATGCCGCCATACGAGTACGAGAAGCCAATCATAGCTGCCCTAGAGGAATTAAAGAATGCCCAGGGGGACCTCGAAAAGCTGCAAGCCCTTGTCGCCAGCTCTAGGGTTGACCTGGCCTCGGGCGTGGCCAGGCTTGACGCTGCTACCAAGGAGCTTGGAGGATAAAATGGTCTATGAAAGAGTTCAGCCGGCAGCAGGTGCCGAGCAGGGAAGGTCAGGGGCTTTTAAACGTGGCGACCAGGTCGCCTACTTCGCGCCACACAACCCACAGGACATCAGTCACCCAGAAACCGAGTTTGGGTTTGTAACCGGGGTTCTGGAGGAGTCGCCCAACATCGACGAGACCGTCGTTGTGGCCTTCTGGCGCGATGATGGCGAGGTGTATACAGCAGGCTGCTACACCTGGTGCCTGGCGCACTACCAATCGAAGCCACAGAGCGAAGTGGCCAGGTGGCTTGAGAAGATACCTTGACCGCATTGCTCTTTTATGGTATACTCTACATGTAACGATACAGGAGGTACAGAATGGCGCTACCATGGGATGCTCCGCACAAACTCATAAACTGGTCGGAGGAGGCGGAAAAGTACTACAGGATGGCATTTGACCGGGATGCGCAAGAGGCATCCACAGCACTGGCCCTGAGGCGTGCAGAGGTGGCAGCCCAGATTGGGCTATTGGGAGCCCTTAGGGAGATGATTTTTGCCTCAAGGGAAAGGAACGAGTCGTGGCGTTCATAGTTGACCAGGAGACAATCGCAATCAATATCAACAGCGTTCTGAACCAGGTGTCCAGCGCTTCACAGACTGAGTGTGACTGCCTTGGATGCCGGGCCAGGGTGGCTCTCCGCAGGGTGCGCTATGAGCACCCGAATGACTACGTGCGCCAGTTTTTTGGTCTTTCCAGGGAACTGAAGCTGCCGGCGGCTATCGTCTACGTTCCTGGCAAGGGCTTCATGGTCGATGTGGATGGTATTACGAACAGGGTGCCAAGTTACTTTGATAACGAGGCTAATGCGGCAGCCGCCGGCATCGGCCTGGTGAGCATGGCCGTCCGGCACATATTGCAGGATGAGGTGCTGATGGGAGAAAGAGATGCATTCTGAAGAGCGTCGGACATTTGCAGGTATCTTTATGCTTCTGTGGGTAGCAGTGGTGTGCGGAATAATTCTCTTCGTGCTGTCCGGGTGCGGCTCGCAGGTTGCTATTGGCAACGACATCGACCAGGTGCAGTATGTGGAAGAGAGCCACGTCAGCACAGACTCCATCGGTATTATCGTTGGCGGTGCTGTGTTTATTGTGTTCATCTCCTTTGTCATGTGGTGCATGTCTCAGATGTTCGAGCAGCAAGGGCCGACACTGTGAGGGAGGTGGCTAATGCATGAATTTCTGTTGGGGGTGCTTGGGGGATTGTGCTGCCTGAGCCCAATGTTGTACGCTCTCGTCGGCCTGGCCGTAATCTTTCTTGGCTTAAAAGAGGCCGACAAGTCCACTGAAGAGGACGATACATGGAAAAGACCAATGTGGCATTAGCGCTTATCATTATTCTGCTTGCAGGCGCCTGCAGCCTGCCCGGCGAGGCGCCTTCTAGCGTTAGCCCACTACCCACCTCGGGGTTCGTTCGCACAGAATTCCTGTCGCCAATCTATCTGCCGCTTGTGGGCAAAGAGGCCGGCCTAGAGCGCCGTAGCCCCAAGAAGGGTTTAAGTATTGGCCAGGTAAGCCCTGAGGTTGCTTTGCGGCATTCCTCGTGGTACTACGGCTGGTATGACCACGGATATGAGGATGTTGAGTTTGTCCGATACTTTGACAGGCCATACCTTATCGACCGGGTGATAGAAGAAGAGCTCCTGGTGACCGGCGACTTTGTAATGGCGCTCAACGAGTGCAACGCCGCTGTCTTTGAGTGTCCCTCGATTGAGGAGCAAGTACGGCTTGTCATTCGACTCAGGGAATACCTCGGCGATGACCAGGTGATTGTGGCTCCATGTCCTGCTGGTACGACTGACGCAGTGCAATACCTTCAAACATTTTGGACGATTTACACACAGCTCACCGGGAAGGGACCGGACCCGGCGCTTTTCAGGAACTGCTTCCACTGCTATGGAGATTTCGTGCCCTGCTCGTATCTCGTCGATACTCTAGCCAATGAGATGGCGCTCTACGGGCTGACAGAATCGTGGGTAACTGAGTTGGGTGCCATACCGGGGATGACCCGCTCGTACGACCGATTGATTGAGGAGAACACAAGGTTCCTCTGCTGGATGGAGCAGAATGACAGCATCGAGCGTTACGCCTACTGGACCTCTGGCTTCAAGTACTATGGCCATTGGATTCCAGGCAGGCCAGGAGAATCCTGGGTGCCACTAAACTTTCAGTGGCAAGAAAGGGACGGAAGTCTGACGTGGAAACGTACCGCCATGGGCGATTGGTGGTCTACCATGCCAGAATGTGATGCACAACTGGATTGACCATGACAAAATCGAACATCTGGAAATCGTGTATGGCCCAACCTACACGTTCTATGTGGTCGACTCGGGGTTCGACCACGACGAGCTGTGCGACATCCTTACCGAGAACGATGTCGTGGTACATGGCTGTGGGCACTTCGACGGAGGACTTTTCATCGTTGTCCAAGAGGGTACTTCCCGTCGAGCCCAGTATCTCTTCAACTACTACGACATAGGCGTCAGGAATCCGACGCACGAGGACTGATGTACCGTTTTATCATCGAGGGTGATGTCGTTCCGTACACAAGGATGACGCAGAGGGGCAAGTGGGTCAGAGGGGATGCCCAGCGATACCTGGATTCCCAAGAAGCGGTGGCCTGGCAGTACAAGATTCAAATGCTGGAGAACGGCTGGGAAATGTTGGAGCGTCGGCCAATCTGGATTAAGGTCAAGTTTGTTGTCAGGAAGAACCTGCATAGAAGGGACTTGACCAACTCGATGAAGGCCATCGAAGATTCTGCACAGGGTATAGTTTTCCCGAATGATTGCTGGGTAGATTGGGCGCAGCAGGAGAGAGAGATTGGCAATGGGTATGTTGCAACGGTGGAGATTGGCTATTACAAGCCAGCCCAGATTCTATGTTAAGGTCCTGGGCGGCTTCTTTGCACTGATTCTTCTTCTCAACTACAACCTGTTTCACACGGGAGCACTCCTCGCCCGGTACTCAATGGAGCCATGGGTTGGCTACGGGGCGGCCCTGGCTGTAGAGGTCACCGTCGTGGTCATGAGTCTCCAGATTGGGGAGCGCAGAGAGAAGACCCTTGACACGGTCTTCTTCTATGCTGTGCTCGCCACCCTTGTGGGTGTATCCTTCGTCGCAAACGTCGTCGAGGGACACTATATCAGGTACGGTGAACAGCTCACCGTAGCCAATGTGTCGGACATCGACCCTATCCAGGCAGTTGTTGGCTTGCTGGCCACCGGGCTCATCTCCCTGATAACCTTTGCCCTGGCCGAGGTGATTGGCCAGTACCAGCCGACTGCCCAGGAACAAAAAGAGGAGGAGGAAGCCCCCCAATTTGAAAGCGGAATGACAAAGTTGCAGCGAGCACAGACAGTGCTCGTCATGGAGCCTGGGATTACTGTGGAAGAGCTGGCCCTAAAGGCGTCGGTCAGCACCAGCACAGCAAGGAGAGCTCTAAATGGGAAGAGCCGAAGGTAAAGGTCCTGGGCGTCCTAGAGGGATTAGGACGCCGATACATGGCCCGGAGGTGATGTTCTCTCCTGGCCGTCGCATTCGTCTTGTGCGCTGGGCTAAGCCCGGCGACCCCCCAGGTTCGAATATCACTGTTTACAATATTCTGGCCGTCGATGAGGACTATGGAAAGGTCTTCGTTCGCTCTAGTAGGGGGTCAAGAACCACGCACGAGATAATCGAGTTAAAGACACTAGAGACGAAATATGCATTAGGAGAGATAGAATATGCAGGAATATCAAAAGCAGAACTCAGAGCCCGTGTACCACCTGGGTTTCGAAAACGGACAGCCGGTACCGGTAACTGAAGAGGTTTTTAGAGAGGAAATGGGGCAGGCATTCCTGCCTGGCGACCCTGTCAGCGGCTCTCCGTTAACAGCCCAGGTCGCCGCTATAATGCAGATAGACAGCCATGAGCTCTGGGTTAGGCTTGAGGACAGCAGCGGCGACATGCCATCAAATCGTTCCAGCTACCACCTGGTAGTGGAAGCCTGGGGTAATAAGTGGGTCGTCGACTTCACGCCGCACATCACGCCAGATGGCAGCCTCATGGCGGCTGCCAAGTTCGCCATGGGTTCCGCCAAAGACTGGAGCCTGAAACCAGACCGGTTTGACCCTTATCCTGGCCATCCAATTCTCTACGTTGAGAGCAAGGACTTTATCATGCCGGCCAGGAGGATTGCGAATGTTGGCTGGTGGCCCAGCGAGTACGGAGACCACTGCTCGTGCGCAGTTATGTACGTGTTGGTTCCCGACGAACCGCCACTTGATGAATACAGGCTCCAGATATGGGCCGACCCAGAGCGCGGAGCGGTCACCAAAACCCCAGAAAAGGAAACCTACAGGCCCGAGGAGAAGGTTTGGCTGAATGCAGTCACCTACCAGAACTGGAGGTTCCTCACCTGGCGTGGAGAAATCGAGACCAGCGAGAACCCGGTGGAGTTTACCATGCCTGCCTACGACTGCACTGTTGGTGCTGTGTTCGAGGCAGAGAATGGTGATGAGCCAGACCTGGAAAAGGTGGATGCGCTCATTACCGGCGCCAGAGTGGACATGGCCAGTGCTGACTTGAAGTTGATGGAAGCACAGGAGGAGTTGGACAATGTCACACCTTAAACACGAAATATGGGGAATCGACATATCGCAGGCCCAGGGCGGCAGCAGCAAGCCGCTCCGCCTGGCCAGGGCCAAGAACAAGGGGATGGACCTGGCCTACATCAGGCTCACCACGGGGGATAAGCTGGACCGGGATGCCATGTTCTTTGTCGAAGAGGCCTGCATGGTCGGGATGCCATGGGGCGGCTACCATGCTCTCCAGCCCGGTGTTGGCCGGCAGGCCCAGGTTTTCTACAATGCCATCATGATGGCCCAAGAACGGTTCGGCGAGATGGACCTGCCACCGGTATGTGATGTGGAAAAGGCCGGTCTCACTGAGGATAAGGTGAGAGGGCACCTCGAAGCGTTCAGGGGCAGATGGGATGTCAAGCCGATGATATACACCAGCCGGACGCTCTGGCACCGGCTCATCGGCACAGACGCTGACTGGGCGATAGACTACTACCTCTGGGTTGCTCACCACAACGCCCGGTGGCACCCCTGGGTTCCATATCCTTGGAGAAAAATGAAAAGACCCTATGAATTGTGGCAGATGGCGGTGAGCCAGACACCGTTCCACCATGGCCCAGTTGACCTGAATGTGTTCTGGGGTGACCGGCTGAACTTCGACAGCTTCATGTATGAGTGGCGCCAGGGTATCACTTGACAGGTGCCACAATCTGTGGTATACTCTACAGGTATACTATACAAGAAGGAGTACGATGGCTAGAATCGTTGAATGCTCTGGGTGCCATAAGGAGAAAGCACACAAGGCGAGGGGTCTGTGCGGTACATGTTACCAGCAGATTTACCGTGATGGCCAAGTGCCACCGAGAGCATCTAAGGAACGGCGTCGGGGGATGGAAGCTGTGGTCACTGCACTCAACCTAATCTTTGATAGGATGAGTGGTGGCAGGGTGCATGTCCAGCTACTGGACGGTGTGATTAGAGTGTCCAGTGGTAGCGAGGCCTTCTCCGAGGCTGTAGAATAAAACAGAGAGAGGGAAGAGATGGCGAAAGTGGTGAGGCTTGAAGTTATCCGTGTTGGCAGCAAGGCCGGCGAGCCGGTTGTGGGTGAGGATGACAGGGAATACTGTTGTATTGGGATGATGAAGGCTAGGTCATATACCTTCCCAATATCCGACTCTATCCAGTGGAAGATGTCTACCGGGGGGCTTGCTGTCATCGGCATGGATATACTGCTGGCCAACAAGACAAAGGGCGGGGCTGTCAGTAGGTCTAGCCAGTTGCGCCTCATGATGAATCTCTGCCCATGGTGTGGCAGGGAAATTCAGGGCGAGGAGCCCGAGATGGAGGAAGAGGATGAGCAAGAGCAGGGAACTGCAGATAAGGACGTTTGACGGCACGGATGGTGAGACAGGCTTTATCCTGTTTGACGGGACCGACACCTGGCTAGATTATCCTCTGGCCACGCTCTACCCAGAGCAGATTCGTCAGCTTTGGGCAGAGTACCTGGAGGTTTTTGGGAAGCCGACGAGCGTCGTCGATGAGGCCGACCTAAAAATCCACATGAGCGAAGACGGCGTAGCCCAGGTTGGTATCTCTGGCCGGCTTGTTGAGCAGGCAAAAAAGAATGCCAGGGATGATATGTTTGACGATGTCTTAATCGAGATTGGGCGGAAGTTTGGCAGGGCGAGAGCCATGGAATTCTCCGAGGCGTGGAATGAGAAAAATCGAGGGTAGGGAGCTGGAGCGAATGCTTCAGCAGGGGCAGCTAGAGGAATTCTTGGAGGTCATGCGCGAGCCGTTTGACCCTCTTGACATCGCACACATGATAATCGTTTCTCTGCTGCCTCTAACCTCCCTTGCCATCGGCATCCTGCTCCATCTGGCAAGGTTGTGGGACCTATGAAGAGAGGGCTGCACGACTTCAGGAATTCGGTGGTTCCGGTCACCTATGAGAAGAAGGCGACCCGCCCAGGCACGAGGGGAGACCTCGGCCTGTTCATTGGCTGGGTTGCATTCGTGGGTGCCGTCTCCGCTGCCAGCGCGTTGGCCATCTTTATCCTGACGACCGTTGTGCTTGATTGGGATGTTGAGCCTAAGGTAATTTTCTGGGCAGCCGTTGCCTTTGGTGCGCTCACGGCTGTCGGCAACGCTCTCTGGATGACCAGAGAGGCATGGAAGGGGCTCCGTATCCTGGATGTCAATGAGACCATCAAGTCGGCAGGTGCCCTGGGCCATGGGGCGCCCAGGGGCACGGGTGGTCTGATAACCGCCCAGGTGACCGATGGCAAGTCCCAGTACACACTGCATGACCTCTGCTCTTCGGAAGAACGCTGGAAAGCGTTCTGTTACAGGGCACTGGTGATGAAAGAAGGCCTCGGGAGTCGCATCTGGGACCCATTCTTCGGCCCTGCCGAGGGTGGTGGCCGGCAGTGGACCGTCGTTATCCGGCCTAAGCTGCTGCAGGCCAAGATGATTGTCCAGAAATCAGAGGACAGCCTCGCTGCCGGGTTCATACTTACGGAACGTGGCAAGCGTGCCTTTGGTGCGTGGGTAGAGAACAGTGAGATGGTCCCACTCCTAGAACATATACCAGATGAGGACATTGATTATGTCGACGGATGAAAAGCAGATAGGGCCTGGGCCAGCGGCGTGGATGCCAAGCGTGAATTCGTGCTGGAAGTGCTATCACTTCCGCACTAGGTCGCATCGGTGCTACAACCCAGATGCGCCAAGGCAAACGAAGGGTAAGGGGCGGCCAACTCATGGAATCATCACACCGGACTGGTGTCCGGTCCTGGTGCCTCCGAATCGAGATTGACGACCACTGCCTTTTGTGATATACTGTTCTTAAGTTAGGCAGCCGGCACGGTTGCTGACCGAGTGCCCAGTGCTGTTTTACGGCAAAACGGACGGACTGGTAGCGCTGGGTATCCGTTTCGATTGACTAGTACCGGGAAGGGAGGGTCATGCCACAGAAACGTAATCTTGGGGATTTTGCTCTTGCAGGCCAAGGTCCCCTGACCACAGCACACTTTGGAGAGAGTGCTAAAATCTAAAATCATAGGAAATGCCTACAAAAAATGGCATGTAGGCGTGCGTGTTGAGTGGCAGTCGAGTGACGAGCACGGGTTGGCAACCCTGGTGCTCGTTCTCTTATAGGAGACAGAATGGCAAAGTGGGACAAGGGCAAGAGTGGCAATCCTAAAGGTGCTAGTATCGTCAAGGCCGTAGAGAAGCCTCTCGCCAAAAAGAATCGGTTCGTTGCCCGGCTGCAGGATATCCTTGCAACGGAGGACCACTGGGATGAGATAATCGAAGCAGCCATAATGGATGCCAAGAAGGGGGACCGTTGGTCCCGTGAGTGGCTGTCCAAGTGGGCAATCGGCACCCCGGAGTCGGTGGTTAACGCAGAGCGCAGGGGTAATCAGTTGGTTCAGTTTAACATCACCTATGCTGACACAGCCCCAGGCCAGCCAGAAGTCGCTATCAACCAAAAAACAATCGAGCTTGACTAGTGCTGGCTTTTGGGCTATAATCTGGTTGAGACTACCTCGTCGGTCTCAATCTCTCTTCCCTGTGAAAGGGCAGGCATGTTGCCTGCCCTTTCGTTTTATGATATAATGGTCACATGGTCACTCTGGGAGATGACGTTTCCAGACATACATTTGTGGTAATTCGGCAGGCCGATGATAGGTTCGTTTGCTATGAGGAGGTCAAGAAAGGGCCTGGGGAGCAGGGAGTAATAGAGCCAATCCCCCACTTCGTGGCAGACACGCCTGGTGAGGCTATGGTGGAGTTGTGTCGGCACATGGGCGAGGAAAGAGCGTAGATTGGGAAGCAGCCGGGCGGGAAGTGGCCAGGGCGCTCCCGGTCGCCTGCCAGCGAGTTGCTCGCATGGCGGAGTTGGGAGACCTGGTCTGGGAGGTGTCAGTCGAGGATTTTCCCCCACGCTTGGAGCTCGCGATTGGTTCCAAGCCCTATCCAGCCGGAGGCACGTATCGAGACAGCGAGCGCGACGGGCAACTGTCCGTTCGCGCCCTTGTCATGGCGCCCGATGCCAGGGAGCTGGCAGAAAAGATTGTAAGGGCGGTCGGAGAAAAAACTGGTTTGCGGGTTATTGCCAAGAGCTGGCCGATAGCTCGCAGTCTGGCACGCTATGAGCTTAGACCCAAATATCGAGATAGAAGTTCGCCTTAGGAGGCCGCACAAGAAACAGCAGGAAATCATTGTATCTCCTGCGAAACGGAAGGTAGTTCGAGCCGGGAGGCGTGGCGGCAAAACCTTACTGATGGCTCTCATAGCCGTTATGTCATTTCTGGAGGGCTACCGGGTGCTGTATGCCGCGCCCACTGACTTCCAGGTAGAAACATTCTGGTCAGAGGTCAAGGACGCCCTCTGGGACGCCATTGAGGGTGGCGTTCTCATTAAAAACGAAACAAAGCGCTTCATCGACAGGCCTGGGCCGAGGCAGTCGGCAAGAATAAAGGCAAAGTCAGCATACGATGCAGAGACATTGCGTGGTGGTTGGGCCGACCGCCTTATCCTCGACGAGTACCAAAACATGAATCCGTCTGCCTGGGAGGAGGTCGGGGCGCCCATGCTCCTCGACAATGGCGGCGATGCTTACTTCATCTACACGACCCGCCAGGGAGCCAGGGGTGACCATGCCAGGAAGCTATTCAAGAAGGCGGAGATTAGGTACCAGGAAGCCATCGAGGCCGGCGAGGTGCCCCGATGGGAGGCCTTCTCCTTCTCTAGCCTGGACAACCCATTTCTCAATCAAGAGGCTCTCGACGACATCGTTGACGACATGTCGAACATCGCCTACCGCATGGAGATTCTGGCCGAAGAGGTCGACGAGCATCCCGGGGCGCTGTGGAGAAGGGCCATGCTTGAGCAGAGCCGTGTATTTGAGGCTCCTCCGATGGATACCATTGTTGTGGGGGTCGACCCGCCCGGCGCTGAGACCGGTGAGTGTGGCATCGTGGTAGCCGGCTCAGCCACGGTTGACGGTGAAACTCACGCCTTTGTTCTCGATGACCTGAGCATGGCCGGCCTGCCCCAAGCGTGGGGTGGAGCCTCGGTGGATGCCTATGACACCCACGAGGCGGACATGCTGGTGGCTGAGACCAACTTTGGTGGCGACATGGTCGCCAACACAATGAGAACGGTGGCTGGTGGTAACTTCATTCCGATAGGTGAAGTGCGTGCAAGTAGGGGAAAGAAGATTAGGGCCGGACCAGTCAGTAGTCTCTATGAGAGGGGGAGGGTGCATCATGTTGGTGCGTTCCCGTTGCTGGAGGATGAAATGTGCAACTGGATACCAGGTGGCAGAATGCCCTCTCCCAATAGACTCGATGCCGTAGTTTGGGCCGTGTGGAAGCTGTTGCTTTCACACCGGAACTACGGCACAGCAAAGGCGGTTCCGTATGTCTGAGGAAGCAGTGGTTATGGGCACCCCCTGGGCCTTGGGAATCATCGACAATGATACTGGCTCCAGGGAGGACGGCTACGAGAAGTTCCGAGAGTATTATGACGGCGAGCACCAGACACAGATTACAAAACGTCAACGCCAGTACCTGAATTTGGGACCTGGGGCAGACGTTTTCAGGTCAAACTACTGCCCTATCGTCGTGGATGCTGTTGCCGAGAAGATGCAGGTCACCGGGTTCGCAGCCGACGACGAGCTTGAGCAGCCCAAGGTGTTCTGGGATTGGTGGGCCGAAAATAGGATGGACCACCAGCAGGGCGTTGTCCACACTGCGGCCTGCAGGGACGGTGACGCATATGTCATCATCTCCTGGGACCCAGTCAAGGGCATCCCCAGATTCGATTACGAGCTGGCCTTCGATGGTGAGGAGGGCGTGAAGTGTCACTACTCACGTGGCCAGCGCAGTGTTGTTCGCTTTGCCTCCAAGCGCTGGGAGAATGACTGGGGCCAAAGGCGCCTGAACTTGTACTACCCAGACCGGATGGAGCGCTATTACAGAGGCCAGGGGGGATGGCTCCCCTACATTGAAGATGGTCAGCCCTGGTTGGCTGATTGGCGAGACATGGACGGCACCCCTATTGGCATTCCGGTCATTCACTTCAGGAACAAGGACACTGGCTACAACTGGGGCAAGTCGGAGCTGAAGGACATCACCCCCTTGCAGGACGCCTTGAACAAGGCTGTCATCGACCTCATTGCCGCAGCCGACACCACAGCATTCCGCATTTACTACATGCTTGGGGATGACCCTAGTGGTGTCGAGGTTGCGCCCGGGGTCTGGATTCACTCGAACCATCCACCCGAGGGGGAGGACGCTGTGGCTATTGGTTACTTTCCTGGTGAAGACCTCTCCAATCTCAAGGAATTCATGGACAGCTTTGTCATTGAGATTGCCCGTGTGTCCAGGACCCCACTCTCGCGGTTCCAGGTCAGTTCGTACCGGGCTGCAGAGGGCACACTGAAGCAGGAAGAAAGTGGTCTAATTGGTAAGGTTGAGAACCGGCAGGTTACCATTGGGAATGCCTGGGAAGATGTGATGGCTGTTGCACGGAGGCTTTGGAATATCTTTGGCGAAACGGAGACGGGTGAGACGGGGGAACTGGACACGGATGTCACCATCTCAACTGTGTGGGCTGACCCAGAGACAAGGAATGAAAAAGCTGCTGCGGAAACGGCGGCAATCAAGAGGGAGGCCTTGGGAATCCCCACACCAACACTCTGGGAGGAAATGGGGTACACGCCTCAGCAGATTGAGAAGATGAAAGATTCTCCAGAGTACCAAAACATGATGGAGATGCAGAAGATGGCCCTGGAGCTTGGCACTATGGGCGCTCCTGCACGGGAGGATAATGATGGCTCTGACGGACGAAGAGAAGAAACTGTCTCATCCAGTAGCTAAGTGGGATGTCATTCGGGAGTGGCAATTTTCTGAGGCCATAAATGTCGGGCTCAAGCCACACCACAAGTTTCTCGATGTGGGCTGTGGCTCCCTGGCGCTAGGTGAGTGGGTAATAGACTACCTGGATACAGGCAATTACACAGGCATTGATGTTCGTGGTGAGGTTATCGAGGTCGCAGAGAAGGTCGTTCTGGAGGCCGGCCTGGAGGTAAAGAACCCTGGGCTGTATGAAGAGAGTGTCGCCTCCAACATACTCGCCCCAGAGTTCGATTTTGTGTGGGCCTTCTCCGTGCTACATTACGTGCCGAATGACGAGCTTGAGGGCGTGATTCACGGCATGGTTATGCCCCTTGCGGAGGGGGGACAACTGTTCGCCAATGCACTGTGTGGCAAGCCGTACAATGTGAACGTTAACAACTGGCAGGGATTCCCGACTATGAGGCGTTCGTACTGGCAGTACAAGCAGATGCTTGAGGACCTGGGGCTGTGGGTGGAAAACAAGGGTGAGGTCCCCGGCCTTCCGGGAGAGGTCTGGATGAGAGCGTATGCCCCCTAACCCACTGAGAAGGGCGATAGCAGACGCCCAGCGTACCAATCGGCAGATGGGCGTTATGTTCGACCGTTACCTTGGTAACTCCCAACACCCACGTGGAGGAGTGTTGAGCTCCTACAGAAGGGCCAGGAAGGCTATAATGGCCTCGTACCGGGACGGCGACGAGGTGGCCAGGTGGGAGGCCATGACTGTTCTGCGGACAGAGCTTCACATGATTATTGCCGAGTCCACCGTCGAGGCGGCCAAGATTGGCCAGGAGTCGGCCATAAGGCAGGCAGGGTACTATACCGTGGCCGGTGTGGACCTCGGCCCAGCCGGCATTGGCGAGGTGCCATTCGACGCTTCTACAGGCTGGGTAGCCACGGTGGATGGCCAGCTCAATGGTGTCCAGGCGCTCATGGCTGCCGATGCGGACCCGGCTCTTATCTACGGCGATGAGTATCGGTTAGGCGCCCTGCAGCCGGCTCCGATAAATAGGGACGGAACGAAGTGGCTGGCCATGGCGTCCATTATTGCCTTCCTTCTTTGGCTCTTCGGTCGCAAGGATGGCGATGGCAACTATCGCCTGCCACCTGATTTGGAAATAAAGAAACAGGCTATTGCACACATTGATAATAAGACCACCAACTGCTGCTTGCGAGTGCATGGCCAGATTCAGGAAATCGACGACAGGTTTGTTTTGAGGGGTACGCCCCGGTATGCAGACAGGATGGATGCCCCGCCATTTCACACATGGTGCCGGACAGCCCTGGCTCTGTATATCAAGGAGTTTGACCTGGACCTCACAGCCGTCATGCTGGAGGATGCCCGGGCCGAGCTGGCAAGGAGGAAGGCATGACAGGGCCAACACCTACGCCTGCGCCGGTACAGCTTCCACTCGTCCCAGAGGATATCTGGTGGTTCTTTCATGATGTCACTGGGCATGCACCGTTGTATGGCCAGCAGATGGAGCCATCCGAAACGGCGACCGCTGTGGTTGGTGTTTCTACCCCAACCCCCACCTCTGAGTGGCTTGGAGAGGTGCTGGCAAACACAGAGCAGGTTCTTCCGCCTGATTTCCCACTACAGATTCAGGCTGTACTGCCTGAGCTGCAAGAGCAAATAGGAGAAGCGGTATGGAGCACGAGGTACTATCTAAACGCCCCTTTCGACTTGTTGATGCAGTCCTTATTGGGGCTTGTGGCATCGGCGCTGGTTTTCTTCTTGACCTGGACCATGCTGTCCAGTGTCGTCTTACCCTTGGTAGAGCGCCTGTCCTCTGGGAGATTCACACCTGCGGCAGTCGCTTCCTCCACCTACCTGTTCTGTATCTCGCTCTCCTTCTCAGCGGCGTTGTTGGTGCATATCTGGTGGGATATGTCGCCAGCATGGCCATAGGCAAAGAGAAGTACGCGAATGCAATGATACTCATAACCATTGGCATTAGTGTGTTTGCTGGTCTTTTCGTCATAGCGTGGCTTTTGATGGGGCTGAGCGGGTGGCTCGTGTGGGCAGTGGTTGCGCTCTGGGCCTTTGCCGTTGCGCTCTCTATCGGCTGGATAGTTCCAGTTCTGCGAGAAGAGGTGAAAGATGACATTTCCAACTGACGTGCACGGTCCATCGGACAGCGCACCATATGTGACAGGCGAGTATGCTGTTTGCAGTGTTTGCGGCCACCAGTGGCAGGTCAAGTCGCCGACAGGGGCTGACACCAAGGGGTGTAGCTTCTGTGGCACTGACGAGGAGAACATCCAAATTCTATCTGAAAAGGCGGACTATGGCGGAGCGCACATCGTCACACCGGGTGGGTAAGGATGAGTTTCTGTCTAGCCCGGCCTTGAAGTTAGCCAGAAGAGTGGAGAACTTGCAATCAGACTCGGTTTATGTTATAATCCTAAACAAGAGGAAAGCCGACGAGTGGGAATGGAGTATACTCTTCGGCACTCAGCCGGAAAAAGCTAAATAACTGCACTGGGCCATCATACCCAGGACAGGACCTCAGGACCACAGGAAACACGGGGTCATCCGCATTTGTGCGGGTGGCCCCTTTTTCATTACACGTGACGAGCACGGTCAAATCTCGGGAGGTAGAAATGCCAGAAGAGCCCAATGAACAGGGCACAGAGGGGGGTCAGGAGACCCCAGAAGCGCCCCAAGATGACGCTCCTGCCGGCGGTCAACAGGCAGCGGGGCGAGTGCTTACTGAAGAAGAGCACCAGGCCATTCTGAATGAGCAGGTGTCCAAGCGTGGAAAGCGCTTCGTCAACCAGTTCATCACGGGGCTTGGTTTCGACGACCCGGAGGGCCTGCAGGCAGCGCTGAAGGAGCTCAAGGAGTTCAAGCAGTCGCAGATGTCGGAGCAGGAGCGGGTTGAAGCTCAGGTTCTGGAAGCACAACAGACGGCGATGAAAGCCCAGGCTGAGCGAGATGAAGCTCTCGCACAAGCTCAGGAGACGCTTATCAGGGCTGCGTTCCTAGCCGAAGCCGGACGCCAGGGTGCTAAATACCCGGACGACGCCTTCAATCTGGCCGACCGCTCCAGCGTCACCACCGGTGACAATGGGGAGGTTGAAGGAGTCGATACTGCGGTCAAGGCGCTCGTGGAATCCGGTAGGCTACCCCTAGTGGGCAAGCCGCAGGCGCCAACACTAGATGCTGGCGCAGGCGGGGGGGACAGGCCAGGAGACAAGCCAGTCAAGCTGAGTGACGACGAGCTTGAAATCGCAAAGAAGATGGGCATGTCGCCGGAAGACTACAGTAAATTCAAGTAAAGGAGTAGATACCGTGAGTTCACGTGGCTTCGAATTTGCCTACATGCTAGACGGTTCCAATGCTACTCCCCTAATCCAAGACTTCACCCTTGGTGCGGCTGCAGCTCATAAGGTCGGTGACCTTGTGCTCATGCAGTCTGACGGGTACGTGGACCAGGTAACCGGTACCACGACCGAGGTGACCGGTGTCATGATGGAGGCGATTGCTGCTGCTGACATCACTGCCGGCACGACCAAGGGCAAGGTTGCTATCATCACCAGGAATCAGGTTTGGCGCTGTTCGATGGATGCTGCCACGACTGCTTTGGTTGTAGGATATACCAAAAAGTGCGATACGGTAGACGCCAATACGCTCGATGCCGACGATGGCACGAACGGTGCTGCAATCCTGTTCGACGCTTCCCTCCTCGACGATGAGGGAAATGTCTGGGCCTATGTCGTGTTTTCTGACACGACCTTTGGGAACGCATAAGAGGAGATAAATCATGGCTATCAGTGAACAATGGGCCAACTTGCTTGAGCCCGGCCTGCGCCAACTCTTCTTTGTAGCGTTCTCGGAGCTGGCTGACGCCTCCAGGATTCCGATGCTCTTCAACGTCGAAACTTCGTCTAAAGCATCGGAGCACTACCTGGGTGTTGGTGGCCTCGGAAACTGGGAGGAGTACAAAGGCGCGATTGAGTACGATGACCCTGAAGAGGGCCATAAGACTACTCTGACGCACGTCCAGTACGCCCGTGGCTTCGTCGTAGAGCGCTCGCTCGTCGACGATGACCAGTATAATCTAATCACGCCCCGGCCCAAGCAGTTGGGCATGGGCGCTGCAAGGACCCGTGAGGAGCACGCTGCGTCTGTGTTTAACAACGCATTCTCCGGCAGCTACCTCGGCGGGGACTCCAAGGCGCTTTGCGCCGATGACCACCCCAGAAGTCCTAGCAACACCACTGCGCACGACAACAAAGGCACGACCGCGCTGTCTTACGACGCTGTGGTCTCGACCCGCAGGCTCATGCGCGAGACCAAGGACGACAGGGGGAAGTTGATTGCTGTCAATCCCAACCTGATTCTCATTCCGCCCGAGCTGGAGGAGACGGCCAACGCCATCGTGAATACGATGCAGAGTGGCCAGCCTCAAAAGCCCGACACTGCCGACTATCATGACAGCCTCCCTGGCCGTCAGGGCCTGCAGTACCTGGTGTGGGACTACTTGACTGACGCGAACGACTGGTTCATGATTGACACCGCTCTGGCCAGGCTTCACCTGCTGTGGCTAGACCGTGTCCCTGTCGAGTTCTCTATGGACCCCGCTTCGAACTTCAACCTCCGTGCGAAGTATCGCGGATATATGAGGTACAGCTATGGCTGGAGCGATTGGAGATTTGTGTACGGTCATGCCGTAACGTAAATACCTTTGCAATTTGGCTGAAAGGAGCCCCCGCCATGATTGCACCTAAACAATGTGAATACTGCTTAGGTCCAATCATGGCGGGGGCTCCGCCAAAAGGTGGGGCCGGGCTTCGTTCCCGGCCTCGCCTAGCAAGGATTTAGGAGAGTGAAATGACTACTGTTTCTGACATGCTCTATCACCTTGGCGGCCTTCCGGTCATGGCTGGTGTTCCATTCAGCGCGAGCGCGAAGTACTACTTCGTCGACTCGGCGAACGGTTCCGACGGCAATACCGGACTCACTCCAGACCATGCCCTCGCCACCGTCATCGCTGCCGAGGACAAGTGCGTGGCTAACCAGCACGACACTGTGTTCTACATGGCCGGCTCGTCTGGCATCAACATGACGGCAGCCCTGACGTGGGACAAGGGCTATACCCACCTCATCGGCATTGCCGCACCAACGATGGTCGCTCAGAGGGCGAGGCTGTTCCAGCTCTCAACCCTGACCGGCGCTTCGCCGTTGATTAACGTCACGGCGTCTGGTTGCATCTTCAAGAACATCTACACCTTCCAGGGTGTCGACGATGCGACCAGCCTCATCAACTGGCAGGTCACCGGTGGCCGCAACTACTTCGAGAACATCCACTTCGCTGGTGGTGGGCACGCCACCCAGGCTGTCAATGGTGGGGCGTCCCTTTCCTTGGCTGGCGCTGAGGAGAACACGTTCGTCAACTGCACCGTAGGTGTTGACACTGTCGCTGCGGCGACTGGGATGGCCGGTCTGTTGCTAGACACCGAGGCCAAGCGCAACATCTTCAAGGGTTGCAACTTCACGATGTACGCCGGCAATTCCGGCGCCATGTTTGTCGAGGTTGTAGACGCAACTGGCATCGACCGCTACACCATCTTTGACAACTGCCAGTTCATCAATCCAAGCGCGACCGCCATGGACGCCGCCTTCGTCATTCCTGCTGGGATGAGTCCGCCCCGTGGCCCCATCTTCCTAAAGGACTGCTGGGGTTACGGCTTTACTGACTGGGACCCGGATGACCGGGGGGTGTTGTTCGTTAGCGGTGGCACGGCCACTGCCGGTGGATACGCCGGCCTGTACCAGGCTAGCACGGCAGCCTAATGGCTAGCATCAAGGCCGTTGCTTCTGGCTACGTGGCAGAGCTGGACATCCCGACCAAGCAGCAATTGAAGGATGCCTGGCAATACCAGGCTATGCTTGAAATTGCCGGTGAGCGGTTTCAGGAGCTGGCTCGCTCTGACACAGATGTTGGCCTTGCTTCTATCGCTGCCTTGCAGGCAGCCATCAAGGCTGCGAAAAGCGCAGCCTTGCCAACCCTCCAAATCACGGAGGAGTAATATACCAAGGGTGGGGTTAGCTCCACCCTTGGTTGCAGGCAATGGTGGGGCAGGGGTGTAGAGACGCTTCGCGCTTCTGCGACCCCTGCTCTAGTTTTGTGGAGGGGCAATGATAAATAGAGTAGAAATCACAACGGGGGCTGCCGCTGGCGGTGCTGGAGTGGCCACCGCAACTGGATACAGCGGAGTCGTCAGGGGTGAGGTTTTGGCAGTCCATGTCGCCTATCTTGGCTCTCCGCCGGCAGGCACGACCGACTTTACCCTGTCCGATGAGTCAGACCCGGCATCTGACCTTATTGTCAGCTTGGTGGATGCGGCGACGGATATCAAACTTTACCCCCGGCATCTTGCCGAGGCCAATGATGGCACTGACGGCACTGATGCCTTCGTCCCGTTTGTAGTTCATGGCCGGCTTGAGGCAACTATCGCCCAGGCCAACGACGCAGATTACTGCGATGTGACTGTGTGGATTAGACAGTAGAGGAGGCAAGATGGCAGAGTTCAGTTTGCAGGCATTGCACGACGAGATTGAGGCAGACCCGGAAGACCTGGGGTACAAGGAAGTCGGCGGGGAGTGGAAAGAGGATGCGGTAATCGTGGGGCTGATCAATGACCCAGCAGGCGGTGAGGTCATCACCCGGAAGCTGATTGCACGCAACGAAATCATCTATGGCATTGAGACATCTGAATGTGTTCAGACTTCGGGCGACACGCCTCCAGACGGTGTGTTCAGCGACACAGAACGTTGGTGGCTGTCGATGTTACTTCGAGATAATATCGTGGACGCTAACGACCCCGAGGTATTCGCTGGTCTGTTGGATGTGTTTCCCACTGAGGGTGCACGTCCTGGCTTTCGCGGCACGTCTCGGGCCAACATCCAGAGCACGCTACAGCGTCAGGGAAGTCGGGCCGAAGTGCTGTGGGGTGAGGGTAAGGTAGTAAGTATCAGCGAGGTGGCGCACGCAGCCAACCTCTAGGGGGTAGTCGATGGCTAATTTGATATATCGCAATCGGGAAACAACTCTGTGGTTCGTGCCTGCTGCGGCAGCACAGGCAGAGGACTACGCCTTCGAGATGCACAACATCGCGTCAGGCGCGGGGCGACAATCAGCGCAATGTGACCTTGGGGAGGGTGCGGTCTCGCAAATCTACGAATGGCGTGCCTTTGTCCAGTTTGCGACTACGCCAGTGTTGGGCGAGACGGTAGATTTCTACCTCAAAACTGCTGGCAGTTCGGACTCTGCCACAGCTCATCCCGACAACGACGATGGCACGACATCGGCAGCGGTATCCGCAGAGGACAAACTCAAAAACCTGCACTACCTGGGTAGCATCGTCGTGGACGAAGCCGTTGCAGACGTTGAAATGGTGGCCAGCGGCACGGTGTACATCACCGCCAGGGCGTTCAATGTTGTGATGTGGAATTCAACCGCAGACGCCCTGACCAACGACGTGGACGAGAACGGGTTCATGCTGTCGCCAGTGCCGGACGAGGTACAGTAACAGGGGTAGACCATGCCAATCTACCGGGGAGGGTGGCCGCATAGCTACCCTCCCAACCAGGACTTTGAACTGAATCAGGACAGCCCACAAGCGAAGGGGCTTGTGATGTGGTTGCCTATGGGCGTCAATCGCCAAACGGGGCAGAGCCACATCGACCGGGTACGGGGGATGCGATTCACCGAAAGCGGGACGCCCGAGTGGGTGACCGATGGTGAGCGGGGCTTCTCGCTTGAGTTTGATGACGGGTCAAGCGAATACCTAGAAAACGGTAACGCTGTTGTATCAGCAGCGCCGTACACGTATGCGGCTTTGGTCAACAGTGATAATGCTGGAGTAAATCAGACTGTATTGGGTGTGGGGATCGGGGGTGGCTTTCAGTATAGTCGTTTATATCTGCATGGCACTGCACCTGGCGATCCTGTTCGTTTTCAGGTGACGGATGGTGGTGGTGGAACGATCACTAGCACTACGACGGGCTATAGCGCAAATACATGGCACCATATAGCAGCCGTGGCTGCCGCAGCCGATGATCGTGCTGTATTCATTGACGGAGGATCGAAAGGAACATCAGCAGTAGCACGTGCGCCTGCCGGGTTGGATACTACTCGCATAGGTACGCACCCTGCCCTACTCACCGATTATATGTCAGGCCGCATTTCCGACGCCCGCATCTACAACCGTGCCCTGAGCGACGCCGAGGTCTACAATCTCTATAGCAAGCCGTGGGACCTATACAAGCCAGTACAGCGCACCTGGGCTGGTTGGGCCGAGGCAGAAGAAGAAGCCAAGGCGTTTAGGGTTCGCCGCTACAAAGACAGCTTGGGCCTAAACGTCATAAGCCATACTGATTCGTTGCAGAATAAACTCGTCCGTGAGTTTGATGACGGGTCGAGTGAATATCTGCAAAATGCGTCCGCTGTGGCGACGACTACGCCGCTGACTATGGCCTGTTGGTTCAATAGCGACTCAGCAGCAGTGAATCAGACCCTGCTATGGCTTGGGGATACGGCTGGTTTCCAGGACGAGTTTACTCTTTGGATTGGAGCCGCACTAGACAAAGTTTTTGCAGCGGCACGTCACGCTGGTCCTGGTGTTTATGCCTTTTCTGCCACTGGCTATTCAGTCAGCACCTGGCACCATGCCTGCGCAGTCTACACCAATGCAACCAGCCGCGCTGCTTTCATTGATGGCGGAGGAAAGGGAACCAACACCACGAGCCAAGTACCCGCTGGCATTGATGCAACGGCTATTGGTCGCACTGGTTCGTCTAAACCAGTGACGTACACGTCCGGTCGTATCGCCCACGCCGCTATTTACAATTCTGCCCTATCTGACGCCGAAGTATGGGCACTCGCTCACGGCGCAATCCCACTAGACATTCGTAGGCAGAACCTTGTCGCCTACTGGCCTTTGACAAAGGAATACGGCGACCGGGACATCGTAGGCCAGTACGACATGACCGCCTACAATACGCCAAGCTGGGGACTGGGGCCGCAGAAGATTAAGCCAAGGGCAATACCACATTGGGCTGGCTTGGCAGCGGCGGGTGGCGCTGCCTACGAGTTGGCCGCGATTCTGGCTGGGGTTGCGACAACCCCTAGCGCAGCGGTGGCTGTAGGTCGTGAGATTGACGCCATTGTCGCAGGGACAACACTCACCCCCTCTTCTACTCTTTCTGTAAGTCGTGAGTTGCAGGCGATTCTAGCGGGTGCAACTAGCACACCCAGCGTCAGCTTGGCCACCGCAATTGAGATGTTGGCCGCTCTTGCTGGACAGGCCACAACGCCCAGTGCAGCCGTAAATGTGGCGAGGGAGATGGATGCCTCACTTGGTGGTGTGGCAGCTACCCCCAGTGCCAGCGTGGCAGTAGACCGGGAGATGGACGCAGTACTAGCCGGTGCCACCACTACGCCTAGCGCCGAGTTGGTCATGGCTGTGGAGATGGTGGCTGCTTTGGGTGGTGTGACAACAACGCCAAGCGCAGCTCTGGCTGTTGCCAGGGGCATGGCTGCTATTCTGGCAGGGACCACAGTCACGCCAAGTGCAGCCATAGCCGTTGCCCGGACCATGGCCGCTGTCATGGCGGGGGAGGCACTGACCCCAGACGATGTGGTACTCAGTATTACCGGCATTGTCGAGTTCGCAGCGGTGTGCGCGGGTGTGACAGTCACACCTTCCGTGTCGGCGGCAATAGCCCGAGAAGTGAGCGCGGTGCTGGCAGGGACGGTGACAACTCCCTCAGCGGCCCTGGTAGCAGCAAGGACCATCGCGGCTGAGTGCGCGGGGACCACGACCACGCCTAGCACTGCTCTTGCGGTACTTAGAGAGCTTACAGCAGTTTTAGCAGGGGTGACAGCGACCCCAAGCGTCACGCTCAGTATCGCCGGGCAGATTGAGCTTCTGGCCACCATTCTGGGCCAGACGGTGACGCCCAGTGCCAGCATGGCGGTAGCACGAGAAATGGCCGCAGTCCTAGCAGGGACCACGGTCACGCCATCAGCAGTCCTTGACCTCATTATAGCACTCAGTGCCATTGTGGCTGGGACCACGACCACGCCCAGCATTGACATGGCTGTGGCGCGGCAGCTGTCAGCCATTCTGGCAGGGGAAGCGGCTACCCCGGCAGCAACTCTGGCAGTGAGTAGGGAGTTGGCAGCGATTTTGGCCGCACAGAGCACAACTCCGACCAATGCGGAGCTTGTTACGGCCCTCATTGCAGGGCTGATAGACGTGGCCTGGTCATCCAAGGCCCCAGCCACAACGTTCACCAGCAAGGCCCCTAGTGTGGCCTTCACGATTGGAGGATAAGAAATGGGTTCTCTATCAGATTTCCTTGAGCTAGAGTTGCTAGACCATATATGCAACGCAACCTACACGCCGGCTGCGACCATCTACCTGGCGCTCGCGACGGCAGACCCCACCGACGCCGGGACTGGTGCGAGCATGAATGAGTGCGCCGACGCCAACGCCTATGCTCGCAAGGCCATCGCCTTTGCAGCGGCATCAAGCCGGGTTGTAGACCAGGATGGCGTGGTGACGTTCGACCAGGCCAGCGGGTCCTGGGGCACGGTCACCCACTGGGCCATTCTGGACTCGGGTACCCATGGGGCAGGCAACATGCTGGCTCATGGTGAGTTCTCTGAGTCCAAGGCCATCGTCAATGGCAACACCCCGTCTGTGGCCTCTTCGGAGATTGACGTGACGTTCAGCGCCGGGGAGATTTCTGACCACCTGGCCGACGAGTTGCTGGACCACGCATTCCGCAATGCCGCCTACACGGCGCCGGATACCTACGTTGGCCTGGTCACGGCAGTGAGCGCCGATGATGACACGGGCAGTACCATTACCGAGGTGTCTGGCGGGTCCTACGCCCGGGTACAGGTCAACGTCAACGGCGGAGCCAGCCCCACCTGGGACCTGGCCGCTTCCGGTCTGGTGGACAACACTCATGCCATTAGCTTTACGACTGCTACGGCCTCGTGGGGCACAGTGGTCGGTGTAGTCATCTGTGATGCTGCCAGCGCCGGCAACTTACTACTCTACGACAACACGATGGCGGACCAGGCCGTTGGTAACGGAGATACCGTCAGTTTTCCAATTGGCGACCTCGATTGCACTCTGGACTGAGTTGACAATAACTAGGGGGAGTTATGCCGACAGACCTGACAACCCGGGCAGTCGAGGAGTCGACCTTCATCGTTACTGCTACATTCACCGATGAAGACGATGACTATGTGTCGCCAAACAGCTTGACCTGGACACTAACTGACGGTGACGGGAACATTGTGAACAGCCGTGAGGACGTGGTGGTGTCTTCTCCCTCCACGTCTGAGGACTTTGTTCTGACGGGCGACGACCTGGTTGTGGCTGGCTCTTCAGTCAGAATCCTGACTCTCGAAGCTGACTACAACTCAGACGCCGGTTCTGGGCTGAAGCTGAAGGACCAGGTTCAGTTCTTCATTCACAACCTGCCGGCTGTGACATAGGAGGGCCATGACATTCACATATCAAGAAGAGCTGGACACCGACCTGGAAAGGGTCAGGTTTTACGTTCGTGACGTTGTCAGCGGAAGTGGTCCTCGCCCGGACGATGACCACAGCAACTTCTCTGACGAGGAGCTCCTGGGCCTTGTCACCACCGAGGGGTCCTGGCAATCGGCAGTGGCCGCTTGCTACGAGGCCCTGGCCGGAGAGTGGGCCCAGTACGTCGACACACAGGTGGGGCCACGTCGGGAAATGTACAGTCAGGCGGCTGAGAGATATCAGTACCTAGGCAGGGACTGGCGGAGGAAGGTTGGCGCGACTGGCATTACGGGTGGCGCCGGAACCGTCTTTCCGACACCGGTTGACGGCTACAGCGATGACATCAGGACGGACGAATAATGGGCACCAGTGCTAGCTTCAAAAGAATGGCCTCTGTCTCGGCCAGTACGAAGCGCAGGCCGGCTGCCTCCGGTGGCCGTGTTGGCAGTCCGACAACTAATCTGTCTAGTTTGACCTGCACGCCACTTGACCCGGTGGACGCAGAGCTACGAGAGACCATCCCGGGGCTTGCTGCAGCGAGCGAGCTGTTGCAGTGTATGGTGCGGAACGGTCTTGACATCAAAGAGGGTGACATTCTGGTAGTGGGCAGCTCAGAGTACGCTATCCGGGCAGTAGAGGACCTCTACTGGCGAGCGGACGCTGCCGACTCTATGCTGCTGGTTCTGGAGGAACACAAGTAATGCCACTTTTTGGACCGAAGATAGCCGTCGACATCCATGGGATTCAGGCCCTGCAGACGGCCAACGTCAAGATGATTCACGCTCTCAAGCCTAGTAATGCTCTGGGCCGGGCTGTGCGGTGGGCCACGACTGCCGTCCACAGGTACGTGGTCAGAATCACCCATGTGGACACCAGTGCTTTGCGCCGGTCGCACCAGATGTCATATCGGGAATCGCACAACAAAGCTCGGGGTATTGTCGACATCAACCCATACACAAGGAATCCGAAGCATGGCATCCCGCCACGAAAGTATGGGCCGGTAGAGCACCAGAGGGGTGGGAGCCACGCATTCTACGAGAGAACGTACTATGAGGCTGGTCCACGGATAATCAAACGTGCCGGGACCATCCTGGCCAGGAGCCTGCCTAGAGGATGATAAGCAGGAAAGATACGAGGGGCCAATTGAGGACGCTCCTTACCACAGCGCTGGTCGATGGCGACCCAAGGCTGGTGCAGTCTATCTACGACTTCCAGAATCAGGAATTCGAGGGTGAGAGCCCCGTTGTCCTGATTTACAGCGGTGGGTCCAACAGGCCGCAGGCCACGCTGGTTGGCCATGGCACAGAAATGCACATCTGGGTGGATGTCTTTGTCTCGCTGACGGCTGACGGCGCCTACACTGAAGAGGATGCTGAAGACCGGCTCGATGACATTGAGGCCGAGGTAGCCGGGGTGGTGGAGGCCAACGCCAACACTGCCAACTGGCGCAACCTCCGCTACCAGGATGTCTCGACCGTCTTTGACGTCAAGATTGGCGGGGTTCCATACATCAGGGAGTTGATACCGTTGGTCGTGGAGGTGCTAGGATGATGGAACCTGGGAGCGTTATGCTCGCCACGCCGGCGGCAGGTCCGCCTGAATGGGGCTATCTTGATAGCCTGTTGGGGCTTGTCGCCCCCAAGAGTAAGTACTGGGTTCGACGGGCACACGGCCTGGCCGTCGATTTGGCCAGGAATTACCTGGTCAATCAGTTCCTGGAGGAGGGCTTCGATTGGCTCTTCTTCGTGGACTCGGACGCAGTTTTCCATCCGCAGACTCTTCTGCGCTTGATGGAATGGGATGAGCCGGTAGTCGGAGCGTTGTGTTTTACGGCCAGTAAGCCAACGACTCCGGTTGTATATAACCGGTGGGCAGACACCCAGGAAGCCGTAATGGCCCTGGATGAGACCCGGGAGTGGGTCATCAATCACAAGGAGCTACACACGAACGGAGCTGCAGTGTTGCGGAGTCGGCCAGACGACGCACTGTTCCCAGTGGCAGCTACCGGTGGTCACTGCCTACTAATCAACCGTGTAGTACTAGAGTCAATGGAGCCACCCTGGTTCAAAGTCAACCCGAAAGCGGGTAGGGGCCGGGGTGAGGACCTGTACTTTTTCAGAAAGCTAGGCGAGGCGGGGTTCCCGGCATACGTGGACCTCTCTGTGATGGCGGCCCACCAGGTCGGCAGGCTCGGCATCAGCGCATTGGACTTTCTGGCATGGGACAGGATAACTGACTGGAAAAACAAAGCACCTACTGTACGATAAATAGGAGGATACCATGGCGCAAGTTAGCGCATCCGAAGCTGTATCCATGGCTGTTGGAAAAATCGAAATCTCGACCAACGACAGCGATTGGGACGACATCTCTGGTTACGGCTTCCAGGTAAATGTATCCGGTGGTGCTCGCATGACTGGTGAGGTGTATACTCACGACGGGGAAACCGGCATTCCGACCGTAGGGAAGATGGAACCCTACGAGCTCGAATGTGTCGGCCTCTACACTGAGGATGCAAACTCACCCTTCGACACCATCTGGACCCAGCAAACGGCTGCTGGCGGAGGGGACCTGTACGTTCGGTACTCCCCTGACACGGGCACGGCTGGTGACTGGCTGTTCACCACGGGAGTATGTGTGGTGTTGGCTTGCCTGCCGCCTTCGACCGACCCTGGCTCCGGTGACCCGACTGTGTTCAGTTTTACTGTCCGCACGCAGTCAGTCACCAAGACAGCCATCAGCTAGTCGACCAATAACGGAGGATGAATGCCTGAAGAAATCGTCGTTCACGTTGACCTGGACAAAATGACCATTGGCGACCTTGAGACGCTGGAGCAGACAGCGAGTATGTCTGAGCCTGGCGGCATCGGTACGTTCTACGGACTCATCGACAGGGTGGCCACCATCGAGGGTGTTGACAACTTTCGCGAGTTGCCAATCACCAAGCTAAAAGACATCATCGCCGCTATCACTGGAGCGGTCAACTTTGAGGACGATGAGGGAAACTCAGAGGGCGGGTAATCGAGTACCTTTGGGGACACGGTGCCCCGCCCACCGAGTACATAGAATTCGTGTTCTGCCGGGATGTATACCACTGCACACCGGTGCAGTTCCGGGAGGTCCCCTTCAGCACAGTCCTTAAACATCTGCAGTTCCTAAGCGCGGAGGGTTTCGTGCGTGAAAAGCGCGAGATACTAGAGCGCCAGAGAGCTGGGGCCAGGGGGAGATGATGAGTATAATCCTCCTGGTCTCAGTCCTGGCTCTTCTGGAATTCAGGGCCAGCCAGGGCAACATCGGGACAACCTTCAATGGCTACGGTGCTATACAGGGGGTTCTGACCCGCACATCCAGCGCACCGATGCGCTACAGGGTGCTTGTTCCATGGTTACTGTGGGCCATCCCGAGGCGTGTGCGGCTGCAGGTGTATCTTGCCATCAAAGCCTTGCTTATACTGCTTGCCATTCTGGCTGTAGAGCCACTGGTGAGCAGTGCAGGCCTGTTGGTTTTCGCCATTGCCATGGCGGCCACCTTTGAGTTCGACTACTGGGACTGCTATGTAGAGGTGGCCGCTGTGGCTATGATTCTCAGCGGTGAGCCGGTCATGGCTTTGGTTGGGGCAACTCTGTGGGCATTCAGCAAGGAAACCGTGCTGCTGGCTCCAGTAATTGCTCTGTTCGTAGGCGGCCCAACCCTCGTTATGGCTACAGTGGCAGGTGTCGTCGTCTGGGGGCTTGTGCATATAAGGCAGGGGAAAGCGGGTCTATACTATGAGCGCTGGGGAGGTCGCGTCATACGTCTTAGGGCATGGCGCGGCCAGGCAAACAGGCCGCCACTCTTGCTTTATTGGATTGGAATTGTGTCTATTCTTGCGTCCGGTGTCTACAACGCCAGTGACCTGAAGCAGATGATGAAAAGACGAGACACAGGCATGATGATGTCGTTGCTGTGGACAGTGGCCATCGTTATCGTGGCGCTTTCCACCTGGGGCACACCTCTGGCGCAGACATCATGGCTCGCGTTGGTCTGGGTCCTGGCTGCTTGGACCATGGTCAGGGCACGTGAGACAAGGATTATGCTACCCAGCGCAATCTGGGTGGCGATGGCGTTTTCATAGGAGCCAGTCATGGCTGAATATGTTCTGAGAATTGTCGTTGAGGGCCAGGACAAATCTGGCGTCAAGACGATAAACAATCTAGGGAAAAGCCTGAAAACTCTAGGCAGGATTTCTCTCGCAGCCCTCGCTGCCGGCCTCGGTCTTGTTGCTGTAGGCATAGGCAAGATTGCCTTTGAGAGCATTGACGCTGCCTCCCAGCTCCAGGAGCTTACCATCGCCCTCGAAACCTTGCTGGCCAGGGAGATGGCCAGGGGAGATGAGGCACTAGTCACCTCCAGGGTAATGGTCCAGCTCTCCAAGGGCGAGCGCAAAGAGCTCCAGAAAAAGATGCTGGACTACGACCAGCTCGCCGCCAGAATTCAAGAGACAAGGCAAAGAATTATTGAGCTTTCCCAGGCAGATGGTGGTCTGGACCGCCTGGATGTGAAGCGGCACACTGCAGACTTGGCTGAGATGGAATACAACCTTGGCGAGCTCGGCGCACGCATCGGGGAGCTACAGGACAAGGAGGGCTCCTGGGCAACCACCTCTGAGAAGGTCAGGGTAAATCAGATGGACCTGAATGTTGCGCTGGAGCAGGCCAAGGGCCCTGCGCTGGAGCTCCTGAACCAGTTGCGCGACCTATCCCTGCTGTCTCCGTACCAGTTCAATCAGATAGCTGATACATTCCGTTTCGCCATGGCGCTCGGCGCCACCAGCAGTGAGGCTGTTGGGATGACCGAATCAGTCACCGACATGGCTGCCGCCCTTGGCCTGAACAACGAGCAGTTGGACAGGATGCAGTATAACCTTGCCCAGGCTGTGATTGCCGGCGACTTGACCAACATCAACCTCCGGCAGCTCAAGCTGGTTGGTGTTGACCTGGCGGCTGTCTTCGAAGACACGCTGGGTATGAGCATCCAGCAGGTTCGGGACCAGATGAAGGCCGGCAAGCTAGACTACAAGGACCTGGCCCAGGCGTTCCAGGACTACACCCAGAAATACTTCGGTGGCGCTGCGGAGCGCATGACGCAGACATTCACCGGAATGCGCAATAACCTGAAGGACCTGTTCTTCTTTCTCGGCGCAGACCTTCTTGGCCCCACCCTGGACAAGCTGTCCAAGATACTGGTCGTTGCCTTTGACAAACTGAGGAATGCGCTGGAGTCAGGCAAGATTGCGGAAATCGGCGAGAAGCTGACCAAGGTTCTTGGGCCATTCATGGTTGCCCTCGGCGAGCTCGTGCAGCTCGATGTCAAGGACTTCTTCCTGAACATAGCTGCCGGGTTTAGGGAGCTGCTGCTGGCCATGGGCCTAGACCGTGAGGCCGTAACCGGATTTGTAGTAGAGCTATACAAATTCTTCAAGAACCTATTTGGCCTGGACGCCGAGTCAGAGGGTGGTGGGATTGCAGAGTTCTTGACGGACCTGGCCAATGACATCTTGCCCAAGCTCACAGATGCGCTGGAGTGGGCAAATGAGAACTGGGACATATTCTCCGGGATGCTCAAGGGGGTCGGTGCCGTCCTTGCCGGCGGAGCCATTATTGGCATACTTCTCACGCTTGCCAGTGCCCTGGCATCGCCAATCGCGCTTCTGATTGGCCTCGGTGCCGCCATCGGCGCCATCGCTGTGATTTGGGAAGACGACATCAAGGATGCCATCTCTAAAATCACCGGCTTCTTCGAGGACATTGTCAATGACTTTGAAGAGAGCGGTGTCGCCGGTGTTCTCAATACCATATCCGCCCTCTTCGGGGACATCATCACCGCCTTCCAGGATGAGGGTGTTGCAGGGGCAATCGAGGAATTCAAGGAACTGTGGCCCACCATCAAGACAAAAATCGGTGAAGCGCTTGATGGTATCTGGACCCTGATAAAGCCCAAGTTGGAGACTCTCGCCAAGGAGCTCCTGGGCTGGGGCACCGAAACAATCAATGCCCTATTTGGGACAGACGTAGACCTGGAGGCGATTGCCACCGATATCGTGAACGGGTTGGGGGCCTTTGCGACAGCCGTCGATACTGCCATGGCTGCCATAGAGAATGCCTACGATGTTGTCATCGGTGGGGCATGGGAGAAAATTGTTGCCTGGTTCACTGACAACAAGGACGACTTAACAGATTCACTGTCATCCATTGGCGACTCTCTGGGGCGAATGGGAGATTCGCTCAAGGTGCTATTTGATTATGTCCTAGACAACCTTCCAGAGGGCAATTCAGTCCTGGGAACCTTCGGCGACATTCTGGGCGACCTCGTAATAACGCTGGCAGACCTGGCCAAGGCAGACCTTTCCAAGCTGGCCGCTATGATGGAAGCTGCTGCTGGTGACTGGGAGAGGTTCGCTGCCGTGTTTGCCGACCCGGACCTGGAACATCTCAATCTCGGCGCAAAAATAGACAAATGGTTGCTCGAAGAGCTCGGTGGTGTCTGGGAGGAGGACCGATTTGGAACTGGTGAGGAGCAGCAAGAGGCTCTAAGGCAAAGTATGCAGGGTTTCTTGACGGCTCTCCCGGATATAAATTGGGATGAGGTGTTCCCAGAAGGCTGGAGTGATGAATTCTGGAAGAGCCTGGTGGATACAGCGAGTGATGAGCAAAGTGCTATACCGCATATCAAGAATTTCATAAGTGGAGCCGAGGCGCTTCTTCAATCTGAGATTGCTGCGCTTGAGTTGGAGCCAATAAATATAGATTGGGACAAGGTTCTTGAAGAGGTTAAGATTACATGGCGACTCTTCTGGGGCGGCATAGGCGAATGGATAACAATAGACGAGGCCCTGGAGTCTCTTGGCGAGTGGTTTGCCGGATTTGCAAGTGGGATTGTCCAGAAAATAAATGAGCAGTTCACTGGCGAGTCCGGCATAGACCTGGGTCCTGCTGGTGAATCTGCAATGAACTCTTTCCTGGAGGGAGTCAAGGGCTGGTGGGAGAGCTCACCCCTAATTGAAGAAGTCAAGGCCTTATGGGACTTGTTCTGGGGTGACCTCGAAGAGTCCATCACGATAGATGAGGCTATCCAGCCGATAATTGACTTTGTCGCTGATGCGATTGCGCTGTTTGAGGGTCTCTACAAAGAGCTAATCGGCGAAAGCATCATCCCGGACATGATAGATGACATCATCGATGCTTTCAAGGCTATGCCTGGGGACATTGCCTCTGCTGTCGAGGGGGAGATACAGAAGCTCGTCGACCTTGGTGGGGACTTTGTCAAGGGCATCAAGCAAGGAATCGAGGATGAGTGGGACAATTTTGTCAAGTGGGTTGTCGGCCAGTTGCCCAGCATCATCCAGGGGATAAGGGACTTCTTCAAGTCCGACTCGCCCTCAAAGCTCATGGCCGAAGAGTCTGCAAACTGGGTTGCCGGCCTGAAGATGGGCTGGGAGAACTCGTTTGGCGCTCTATCTGCGTCTATGAATAGGTCTCTGGGCAGCCTGACGCCATCGCTGCAGATGTCTGGCCTGCCAGGCGCAGGTCAATACCCAGGCCAGCAGGTGCAACATACCGAGTATCACAACTGGAATGTCAACAGTGCCGGCGCTGCCGGTCTGGCCCTGGCGATTGTCGAGCAGCAAAGAGAAGAGCGCCTGAACACCTTTATGGGAGGTTAGCATGGCCGACGTACTGAGACTTGCCACTGAGAGTCAGGGCACCACAGTTGACCTTCTGGCTGGGACATTTATTCTTGAGCCGGGCTCTTGGCGTACAAGAACTCCGGCGATGAACAACCAGTATAGCTACAAAGACCCGATGAACCCAGTACAGAACTTCAAGAATTACCAAATTGTAGTGGAAACGATGACACTGGTTGCCATTGACACCCCAGCCAATATTCGCTCTGGCCTGGATGCAATAGCCGATGCCCTCGAAGGTATCAGGAAAAACCATTCGGAGCCATTCAACGAGTCTTGGTGGCTTGAGTGGAATGTTGACGGAGAGACGGCCAAGAGAACCCTTCTTTACGAGGGCTCCTTCTATATGCCAACGATGCCGGGTGTTAATTCTATGCTCTCTGGTGGCAGTGATGGAAACAAGGTGTCCAAGATAGTGCTCAGTCTGTCTCGGCATCCGCTCTGGGAGCCTACTGCGTCTCCGGCCAGCCTTTTCACTGGTTCCACCAGTACTGGGGGAGGCACACAAACCTATACTGCAGTCGGCGGGAATGCTCCGGCCAGAATATCCACCACGACAATTACCGACCTTACCGTTGCCGGCTCGCTGACAGAGGCCTGGCTTGGGGTCAGGCCGATATACGATGGGCACACGAACTTCGAGCCTGTCTGGGATGTCGATGATGGGACCGTGGAAGACACTGATGATACCACATTTTCTGGTGGTGCTGCGGAGATAGATTTTGCCAATGACGCCAGTTTGATTAAGCGTTTTTACGTGACCGTCGACGACGTATGTGCTCACACAGACTTTGACCACCAAACAGGGCGCTATCTCGTTTTGGCCAGGAGCTACATCAGCGGCGGCGGCACTGCAGGCATAAAGGTGTACAGCGGCTACAATGATGAGATACCTCACAATGAGGTCTTTGTTGACAACAGCAGTTATAAGTACGTGCCCGTGGGCGAGATACAGATTCCTGGCTGGTCACATTACAGTGCCGGTTATACTGCATCCTGGTGCAGGCTTTTCCAGCTGAGCTTTTATGCTGAGTTGATAACTGGCTCTGGGACCCTCTACATAGAAGAGTTGGTGATGATACCAAGCGAGCGGATGCTGTATCTCACCGATGCGGTAATCGGTAGTGGCAACATAGCCAATGTTCAGACCCTTGAGGGAGGGACGCTTATTTCAGCCGGCACCCAGCCATCTCCTGCCAATGTCTACGAGGGTCCAAGTATAGCTGCGAGGAATTGGCGGCTACCTGTTGAAGGCGGGGTCTTTGTGTTCGCTGGCCAAGGTGCGAGCTCTCACGTCGCAGGGGAGACGGTCACCCTGGCGGCCACATACCAATCTCGCTGGACTTCTTACAGGTAGGAGACTATGTACAATTACGACCTGATGCTCTTCCCAAACATCCTGGGCCTGACTGGTGGGACAAGGACTTTTACAAGCCTGACCACCAAAGCCAGGGACTGGAAGCGCTCCACAAGAGCGAACGGTGGATTCTGGAAGGGGACCTTCACTGTTGAGGGCACTGACGAGGAGAAGTTGGACTATTTCTATACTTGGCTCGGCTCTCATGTAGTGGAGCGTGCTGGCGGCATGACCACCTGGGAGGGGATGGTCTTTGAGATGGACCTGAACCATTACGGTGTCAGGCGGCGGGTTTCCCTCGACGACATGTTCAATTCTGTGTCAACCACTTATACTGAAATGGCGTATGGTGGGGACAATATGGTCAGCAATCATGACTTTGAAGAGGGGAACCTGTCTGGTTGGTATTCGGAAGGTACGGTTTCTGCCACAGAGGAGGTGACAGACCACACAGACCCCGGGACCTGGTCAGCGAAAGTGACTGGTTCCGGCAGCCTAGATGACGGGCATGACCAGAGCAATTTCTTGCGACAGAACATCAATGTGTCCGGTGGTGGAGTTTATCAGGTCTCCATATGGTGCCGGGGCGGGGCGGGTGGTGAGGCTGGCCCGGCCAGGTTTGGGATTAGGGACCCAAATGACTCCGACTGGATTATCAAGCCCTCTAGCGTCACCTCTGGCACGACCTGGGGGCAGGTGACATACGCTCCGGTGTTTGGGCCATCAGGCGGGGAGATTCTTCTCTATTGCTATGGCGGCCCACAGTCAGGCCAGGCTGCATACTTTGACGATGCGGAGGTGTTGGAGTGGGGCCCCTCTGTGTTCGAGACTGATGAACACACAGACCTCATTGATGACAGTGGAAACATAAAGAATTCCATTGCGAAATATGGCAAGAAGGAGCTCCGTCTCACATCTGATAACTTGCCAAAGGTGGCTGCTGATAACTATGCCCAGTCGCAACTCAAGCTCACCAAGGATTCTTGGCCTCGGGCGATGGCTATTGGCCAATCGACAAGGTCTGAGTTGCGAGTGACCGTCCTTGGCTATGTCCACACAGCCAACTGGATGTACGTCAAGCATGGGGACAACAGCACTGGCAATCTTTACGAATGGATTGAAGACATGGTAGGTACCACTGCCGGCCTTGCTCCTCTTCATGGCGGGACTGACGAAGGCGCCGGTGACTGCCAGTATCTTCGCCGAGGGAGGCTGGCGCTAAACACAACCCAGGTGAACATGAAACCGTCGATGGATTCCAGGGCCTGGGACGAAATCATGAATAACGTTGTGCTGGGTGACGCATCGCAAAACAACTACCGGGCCTACGTGACAACTGATAGGCGCCTGAACCTTGACCAGGTTGGATTTACTCCATGGTACTACATTCGGAGCGGGAAAATCTACACCAAGCTGGCTGACACTGAGCCGGTGAATCCATGGGCGGTCCAGCCAGCGATTTTCCGAGATATGGACTATGTGGTTTCCAGCACGCCGTATGATTCGCCCTTTTTGGACATTAGGGATAGCTGGGTCGACGAGGTTGTGGTGTACTCGGATGGGCGAATTGTGCCCAAGACCTCTACTCTGAGCGAGGCTGATATCTGGGCTGCGCAGGCCCAGGCCCTGGAGTTTGAGATAGAAGACCCGTTCGAGCGTGACTTTGAGCCTATGATTTGGAGGCCGTGATGACAAATGACCCATTGGGTAGGGCGAACATAGAGAAAGATGCACAAAAAATCGCTGTCCTCCTGACCCGTCGTGGCGTGGGCACGGCTACTGCCGGCACACTTGGTGGCTCGACCTGGACATACGCCGGCGACATGACTATTGACGCCACAGATGATTCAGCGGATACCACTCTCTACATCAAGAATAGTGAGGCCACCTACGATTGCAATGTGGATATCGACGGGGACCTGACTGTTGCCGGCGCACTGTCTGTCGGTAGCCTCTCTGGTGGCAATATCACCATGGCTGATGATGAGTGGATTGGATTAGGCGCAGCCGCTGGCCGCATTGTTTTCGATGACCAGACTCCAGATGAAGTGAATATTATGGACGCCTATGTTGGGGTGAATAACGCCACACCTGGTGGCCAGGTTCACATTCAATCTAGCGGGACAGCAGTTGAGTCCCTCATCATCCAGCAATATGCCTCTCAAACTGCCTACGCTACAGAGTGGCAGGATGATGGCGGGGATATGATTCTTGCCGTGGCTGCTGATGGCGACCTGGTCACTGACCGATGGGCAGAAAGCGCAACCAATACACTTCTAGGCCAGGGGGTAGTTGGGCTAGGGAACTTGACACATGCGATTGGCGATACAGGATTGTACAATACGGGTGTCGGCTACAGCGCCCTTGAGGCCATTACTACCGGGGCATACAATACGGCCGTTGGTGCTACCAGCCTTGAAAGTGTGACCATGGGCGTGAACAACTTTGCTGGAGGCCGAGGCGCGGGGCAGTACAACGAGACTGGAAATTACAACATGAACCTCGGCAGTCTCGCAGGCAGGTACAATGTAGATGGAGACTACAACGTTTGCATTGGCTTCGCGGCAGGAGAAGGAACCTCAGCCAATTCGTACTCCTACAATATTCTGATAGGTGGCTCTACTGGCGCTGATATTACCACGGCCAGCAATTGCATTCTCATCGGCTATGACCTTGAGCCTTCTGCCGTTGATGCCACCTACGAAATGAACATCGGTGGCGTCTTGTATGGCGACCTGTCAAACAACAGGATTGGCATCAACATTGTCGCCCCCACAGTAGCTCTTGATGTCAGTGGTAATGTGGATATCGACGGAGACTTGGAGTTCCAGGATGCCCAGACAATCAGTACCACAGCAAATGATTTAACTCTGGCTCCTTCGGATAACCTCTATGTTACGGGGCATGCTTATCCAACTACAACGGACACCTATGACTTAGGCAGCTCAACTTTACTCTGGCGCAAAGGCTGGCTCTCTGAGCTTGATACTATAGTCTTTGCCCTCAATACTATCACCCTCACGGGTGGCTGGCACATGATTCCCAAGTATGCCAGTTCATTACCTGCTGCTATCAGCGATGTGGCTACTCAGGCTGACCTGGGCTTTAATGAAGATATTGGTGCTGTAGATGATTTTATCATTCTTCGCAGCTCTCTCCAGGTGGAGTATATTCAGCTTACATCTTTTGTGAGTGGCACCACCTGGAACTTTGATAGAGACGAGGACGGAAGCGGGGCTAATACCTGGGCGCAAGGTGCTCCCTTTGGGCTGCTTGGCTATGATGGTGATGGCTGGATTGAAATGATGTCCTATGATGCTGGGACAGACCAAGAGGTTCCACGCATCAGCATTCAAGAGGTTGGGACCACCTACAACGGGCAGACAGAGGTTACTCGCATAGGGAACATGCGGAATGCCTATGGCATTGGCGCAAATGACTACTACGGAATCGGGATTGGCGACTATAGTGGCAGCAACTACTTGAAATACGATACAGATGGAGGTTTCGAGCTGTCGGGCGGTAGTGGCCAGGTTATAATAAATGAGGCTGGCTTATACATAGACTCTCCATACCTATTCTTTGGAGACACCGCAACCCCGGATTGGTCTATTGGAACAAGTGTTGAGGGCTTGGAGATTTCCAATACGGCGTCTGCTTCTCCCAAAATTCTCTTCATAAGCACAAATGATGGATTGACTACACTTGCCGCTGGCACAGCAGTCGGGGTCATCATTAGTGGTGCGAACGGTAATCTTGGCGTGCAGGATGGAGTTTATGTTGGTGGTACAAGCACCACCGCAAGCGATGGTGACTTGTGGACATCAAATGATGTCAGGGTTGGTGGCGGTATCTACGTTGGGGGAACTGGCACCGACCCCGCCACTGGTACAGTCTACATCTACAATGCAGATGACCCAATCATCACCTTTGATACTGGTGGCACTGACTGGACCATTGGGATTGATGACAGCGATGGTGATGCACTGAAATTTAATGCTTCCACAACTCTGGTCGATGCCTCCGATTTCGCGTTCACCAGTGCAGGCAAGATGTACATCAACGACAACGCCAACGGGGATATGACTTCTGGAATCAGCATCAACCAGGGCGGTGCTGACAACCACATCCTGGCACTAAAGTCTTCTGACGTAGGCCATGGCGTAACGGCATTTATGGAGACGGACACCTATGGAGCTTTCTTGAAATCAATTGGAGGCGCCACAGGTGGCGGCCTTCAGGTTCTGTCTGCGTCTGAGGCAACCTACAGCTTTGTCGTGAATTCGGTCGCTACGACGGAAGACACAGCCGCCAAGAGCACATCCAGCCTGGGCAATATCATACTTGGACCCGCGCTGAAAAGCACGACGACCCGGACCAACCACGCCTCAAACGCGAATATCCTTGTTGTCAGGAACTACGACACAACTGCGTTTCTCATTGAGGGCAATGGAGACTATCACTACGACGGCACCGGGTCAGCGTTTGATGAGTATGATGACGCCCACCTGGCTCGGACGTTCACCAGGGTCACCAGCCCGGACACCATGATTCGTTCGCAGTTTGATGACTTTTTGAGGTATAATGAGGCAGACCTGGTTGAGGCCGGCATCCTCGGCGCCCCTCGGGCAGAGGGTGGGCTAGTCAACGGCGCACAGCTACAGCGTCTATATGCAGGCGCAATCTGGCAGGCATACGAAGAGCGCCGGGCAATGCGCGAGGAAATGGAATCCCTCATGTCTGAGGTCGAGGGATACAAGAGACTGCTGGAGGAAAATATTGGAACTGAAGCTGAGTAAGGGTCGAGCGCTCGCACTGGCGACGCTCATCAACGAACGTGAAGAGCTCGGAGCAGACATCGAGGAGTTGATGACGACATATGGCGCGAGCGGCGGCCTCAGCGATGACTTCCGGCTAGAGCAGCGGCCTGACGGCCTGTGGCTCGTGGGCAACAAAAAGAAGGACGAGGAAGAAAAAGCAGGGACCGAATAGGCCCCTGCTATATACTATTTACGGCTAAGCAATCTACCCCTCTGGCGGAGGGGTGATACGTCTCTGCAGTGTTGACCACAACACCCCAGCCGGCTGGCTCTGGGTATTCTTCCCTGTCTTGAATTCCTCCTGCAGCACCTGGTTGATTGACTTTTCGTCCGGGTAGCCCATCTGCGCTATCACGTGCTTGTAGAACTCTGGCCAGAACTCTTTGTCCACCGGGTCTTTGTTGACACCTTCGGCCCAGTCTAATTTGTCCAGTGGTGAACCCGTGCCGACAATCTTCTCCTCGGGTTCCTGGTCCCCGGTTTCTCCCTCGGGCAAAGCCTTCAGTGCCCCGCCTGGAGTAAGGCTAGCAACACGGCTTGCTGCGACGGTGGCCGTCCAGATGGGATGGACCTCGATTGATAGCGTGGGCATCTCCTGCCACTTCAGGTATGTTTCTCCCTGTCTCTCTTCCGGTCTGGCCTTCATGCCTGGCTCCCTGCGCAGCAGCAATGGAATCTCGGTCAAGAACCGGGCATCTCCCTGGCGCACGTAGTCCTGGCACATGGCTAGCACTGTGAAGAACTGGTCGTAGAATGCCTGGTCGCCGGTCGTCAGTTGCCAGATGTACGGCAGGTGGGCAATTTGCAGGTCGATTGACAGCTTGAGACCACATTTCTCACAGTGTGACCACCTGCCCTCCTGGGCGCGGCCCGGGCATGGTATCTGTTCACCCTTCTTGAACTCCGTGCCGTCGATGTTCACCGTGAAGGCAGAGACCTCATCGTGGGAGACCTCCAGCTTGTTCTGGGGTCCCAGCTTGAAGTTGATGTTCTGGCCATCACCAACACACCGGGGACGGCCCTCATTGCCGGCCAGCTTGTAAGAACTGGATGCAAACAGCTCTACGGCGTTTGCTGGCAGGTAGGCCGGCAGCGCCTTCGGCTGCTCTGAGTCTATGCCGTATTCTTCAAGGACTGTCTGTACCTGCTGCATCATTGCTAGCCCGGCATCAGTCTCCTCAAAGGGAACAAACCTGAAGTAGGGCAACGACCTTGCCCCGCCACCCTGACGCTTCTCGCCAAGCGCTATGCGCCCAGCTCGGCGGACCCTGGGCTGACCCCGGAGTGCGCCGTCTTCTGTGTGCCTGTCCTTTACAAATGCCATTCTGTTCTCCTTCCCTTGGTCGTACCATCCCTGGTACTCCATCATCTTGGCTTTCTCTTCGTGCGCCACCGTCTGGGTGATGAAGTGTGTGTCTGGACTATGGCTTAGGTCGGCAGCGCATTCTGTGACCCACCCGTCCCGGAACTTGAGCACAAGGCTGCTCCCACACCGGCACTCCCACCATTTTTCCAGCTCTCTGTGCTTGTGCCACCTGCCACGCACGAGCATCCAGTCGCGCTCTCGCTCATAGTCCCTCACACCATCCTCCACAGGCAGCTCAGGCATGTTCCGTCGCGGACCCTGTCCCCGAGGCAAGTAGGGCACGGTCCGCCCAAGCTGTACCAGTCGTCCAGTAGTTCAACCCAGAGCTTGGGTATAGTCAGCACCTCAAAGTGCTCGGCTAAGCCTGCGCAGTATTGCCGTATGTTCTCTGGCCCACCGGCCTGGTGAATGACGATGATGGCGCTGTTAGTGCGAAACCCGGGCTTGTTCTCCCCGAGGTGGCAGGCGTGATGCACGACCAGGCCATTCCTGACATCATACAGCAACAGTTTCTGCTCGTGGGTGATGGCGTCCCGCTCTCGGAACAGGGCGTGGTGGAACTCTCCGTCGCTGGGATACACCGGCTTCCAGCACCCCGGGCAGCGAGCGCCCCGGTAGGCCAGTTCCCACTTGACATTGAAGCGAGCTCTGCGAATCGCGAAGCGTTGCCGCTTCTCGATGTCTAGCTCAGCTTGTGACTTCTGTCTTTGCTTCATTGGCCGGCCTCACGTCCCGCTGGTAGCAGATTGGGCACATATCTCGCCCGTTGTAGACCCACTGTACCTCGCAGCTCCCACATTCAACCAGGTCGCCCTTCTTCATTTACACCACCTCCTGACTCATCCAGTATCTCAATTGCCTTGTTCAGATAGGTTGCCAGCCATGTCGCGTTCCAGGCAGCAAGCATGAGGACCTGTTTCAGGTCGTCCGGCTCAGGCTCCGGTTCTGGCTCAGGCTCCGGTTCTGGCTCAGGCTCCGGTTCTGGCTCGACGGCTGGTTCTATGACGAAGACCAGGTTGGCACTGCAGTACCTACCATAATCTGGATGCGAGAGCCAGCCTACGCCCCGCACTTGCTCCGAATGCAGCGTGCCGTCTGTGCGTCCAATAAAGCAAGTTGCCGTGCCCTCCCTTTGCCCGGTGTAGTCCCAGCCGTCATACCCCATGATTATCTCTGCCTCGGCCCGGCCACTCACCATATTGAATTTTGATCTCCAGTAATCCCCGTGATTGTAGACAACGAACTCGTATTTGTACACACTGTCCGGGACCGAGCCGTCAAGCATTTGCAGCCAGCAGCGTATGGACAGAGAGTCCTTTTGGTGTATCTCATCAATCTGCGCTTTTAGGATGTCTGAGAAATCGTCGTCTGTGCCATCACCGACATCCTTCTTGGGCTCGTACCCGTCACCAAACACAGCGTCGAACTGCTCACTCGGAACCCTTGTTTCTTCCAGGTAGTACTTTGTTCTCATTCTGCCTCCTTCTCGTAGTGTTTCTCATCATCCTGATGGCCAGGCGTCGGTGTGTGGTCCAGGACTGTTTTTAGCAACAGTCTCTCCAGTATATTCCATGCTCGTTCATGACTCTCGTTTGCACTGATTAGGACGGAGGCTGTATGGGTTTTGATTGAGGTCGTTTTCCCGTCACTGGTTGTTTCTGTGGCCTCAAACTCTCCTGATATGGTTCGGAAGCCACCACTAGGCCTGAGCACCACTGACGCTTTCTTTAGTTTCCACATATCACGCCACCGGTTCCATGGCCGGCTGGGCCTCGGCCAGCGCTCTGAATGACGGGTCCCAGATGAGTGCCTTCATGACCTCTTGCGGCCCTTCGTGTAGAGACCAGGTGTCTGTTTCCTCGTCATGGTTCACGGCCCAGGCATGCCAGCCATGGAGCTCAAAGTAATACATCTCCTTGGTGCTCTTTAACGGCCTGCCACAGAGCACGGACAAGGCGTGCATTCGCGCTCCTTTGTCTCCGTCCCACTGGTCGACAATGCGTATGGGGACGTTCAGCAAAATGCGCCTGTTGAAGTGGTCCACCAAAGTTCCAATGTGCCCACCGTCCGCCTTCCAGGTTACCTGGGTCTCTGATATTGGAAACTCCTCTCCTCGGATTCTCAGCATCTCCGCTCGGCATCTGTTGAACTCCTCCAGCAATCCCTCGTGTACTTCTCCGTTAATTCCTGACGACATGGTGAACACTCCTCTCACTAGTGTGCTGCGGATACATTCGCACCATTCTCCGTTGACCAGGCCGGTGTCCAGGCATTTCATGCAACCGAACGGACCCTTTTTGTCCCACTGGACTCCCTGGTCGGCAGCTTCCATAAGAATACCCCTGGCCTTCCATCCTACCACCCCCTCGGCGATTTCTTCTGCCATCTTCCAGCCGATGATAAGTTCCTGGCCAGGCATACTGCAGGGACAGGTACCCTTGTGCTCGCATTGCCAGCAGTTCCAGCTACATTCGACCGGTATGTCCCAGGAAAGATAGCATACATGACACATGAGACTACCACGAAAGGCGCAGCCAGTAATGCCGATGCCCAGCTCGTGAGAATTTCGCTTGTCAATCGGATAGTTGTACCTGCCCAGCGTGTAGTCTGTGCGAGGACCCCCGCCATGCTCAGTCTCGGCTGGGGTGTAGGGGTCAGGGTCTCCTGGCCATACCCACGTACTTCGGTAGGCACTGACCCTGGTGTGACTCTTTCTGCCGACCTCGGTGGTGTAGTAGATACTCTTGCGCATCGGGCTGACCCTGCGGATTGTCGCTTTTTCCCATTGCTTGGGAGTGATGCGGGGGACCAGGACAAGTATTCCTGCCCCGAGTGCCAACTCTCTTTCCATGATTTTACCGCTCCTGTGTTGTGCATCTTATCCTTTTCTCAGCTTGGGCCTCAGGTCCGACAATCCCCAGAATTGGTCGTATATCTCAAACCGCCCATCACGCATCCGTGACTCCAGGTACCCCTCCCAGTCGCCGACCTCCATGACGACCTCGGTGCCATCCCGGGTGAGCCTCTTGTTCGTAGCCCAGAGGGTGATGGCCTCACCTTGCAGCCGGTACCTGTGTTCTACCAGGCGGAAAAACTGTTCCATGGCCCAGTCGGTGGCCCTGAATTTCTCTAGCTCGTCGATACAGAGGACCTCGGCATCCAGCACCTGCTGGAAGAGCTCGCTTGTAGATTCCTTGGACTTCGGGTCGAAGGTGGCCCGGAGGTCTGCCAGGAGGTCAGCGGTGGTGGTGTAAACCGTCCTGCGTTGGTCCAGCCTGGCTTCATTTGCGAAGGCTGCGAGAAGGTAGGTCTTGCCTGTGCCAAAAGGTCCTGTAAGCGTAGCCCAACCAGCACGTTCCTCCAGGAGCATACTCAAACCAGTGACCACCTTGCCCAGCTTGCCCTCACGGTCGATGAACTGGTCCAGGTACCAGTACTGCATCTCCTCGGATAGCCGGCTTAGCTTCTTCAACCGCTCGAACACCACGTCAAACTGGCAGGAGCAGGGAGTCAACTTCCCGAACCTGGGATGGTCGGGCGGTAAATCCTCCCGGACATACTGGCGGTCCTGGCAGATAGAGCACTCAGGCTCTAGCACCTGCACGCCGTGCTCTTGCCAGTTCTGCCACTTCGGCTGGGCTGACGCTGGGGACGACGAGCCCGTCTGGGAACTCTGTGTCGAGCTTTTTACGCTCATCTTCTGCACGAGCTCGTCTAGCTGCTTCAGCCGCTTCGCTTTTTCCTTGGTGATTTGGTCGTCCATTGCCACCTCCCTTGTGAGTGTTGGTGATGTAGGCCATCACATCATCCCCGTCCACTTGCAGCTTGTTCACATCCCAGAGATACCTGGCGAGGAGCGTGTACCCACCGGTGCGCCCGGCCATTGTGTGAACGTAGGGTACGGTGGGCTCCTTCTTCTCTGGGAAGAGTTGCATATACAAACCGATAAGTATAGACGCTTTTGTGTTCTTGTTTGACTCCGCATCTACGGCCTCACGGACGCTTGGAAAGTTCGGGAAAAGTGCCGGAGGCAGAGAACTTTCAGATGGTGGTCCTTCCTCTTCATGGATTTCCTTATTACCCACATCTTCCACGGGTGGATTATCCACCCCTAGATTATCTGGGGGTGGGTTGTCTGTGGTGGCTCCATAAAACGGAATCAATTGAAGTGACCTAAACCTGGCAGGCATACTGGCCAGGCCATCCTGAAAAGCGTCGGGGAATACCCTGTACAAAGTTTGTGACCACTGCCCCTCACTGTTCTTAGTCCGGTAGATGGCCAGGACTCGGTGTCCGTCGACGCGCATCTTGCCCAGGTGCTTCAGGGCTGAAGATATGGCTGCGTCACTCGACAGGCCGGTGCTTTTCTTCATACTCTCCCTGCCCGGGAAGGCCCAGCCATCTCGGTCCATGTGAAGGGCTATCTTCATGAAGATGGCAAAGGGGTTGAGGTTTTTCCCTGTATTGAACTCGTGCAGCCTGTCGCGCAATGCCACAGAAACCGTGGCGTAGATTTCATCCTGTGTGCCGTCCAGGCTAATCTTTCTGCCGTCAAAGATAGTAATCATGAAAACAACTCCTCTCGGGGACACGGCCCTGCCCGACAACAGATTGGGCCTTTGGCGTGGCCCTCAGATTACAAAGGACCGCACCCCCGAGAGGAGTCGTTGAAACGCACTCATCACACTGTTGCTTCGGGCGGGACTACACTTGCTGTGGGTGCCACTCCACAAGTCCCAGTATCCTATTACCCTCATTGTACCATAGGCGGCACCGGATGTCAAGCGTTATGGGGGGTCGTCCAGGAGATACCGCTTGTCCATCTCTTCTTGGATGAGCCTGTGCATCTCTCGGAGCTCCCCCTCGGCACTGGCGATGAATTTCAGCAGGTCGCCAGCTTCCATCCCGGGCTCCTGGATGTCCTTGATGTCGAGGGACCACAGCCGACCGTCTGACCCGATGTGCGCCCCCTGCAATAGGTGCATGCCCATGCTGAGGTCCACTAGCTTTGCGTGGACTTCGGGCAGGACTATCTTGACCGTGCCCACGAACGGCCCGGCGCCAGGCAGGGCAATGCGAAGGGGGTCGAAATCTATCAGGACATCGTGTGTTTTGGTCATGATGTGCGCTTCCCTATTTTGCGGAAGTACATCCTGAAAGTTCCCTCGGGGATGTCAGGGTCGTCCCGGTGATGTCGGATGGTTGTCTCCACCATGTAGCCAATGACCTTGCCTGCACCATAGCATCTGGACCTGGTGCCTGTGGACTCGGTACCCTGGGCCTCGAAGAACAACCATTCATTGACCCCTGCCGCCTCTAGCGCCTCAACAAGTTCCCTGTCACCAGCCAGCTTTCTCTCTACCGGGTCTCCCTTGCCTACGCCCATCTCTTCTCCCTTTCATTTGATGCTTGGCCCTGGGGATGGAATCGAACCACCGTTCTCGCCACGTTTCTTCAACGGGCTTGATTATACTACCAACATCGGCAATGCCTACCCAGGGTTATTCTACTTTACTTCATGTCCGAGGTCCTTGAGAACGCTGCGCACAAAGTGGTAGTACGGTCCTTTTCTGTGAAAGCCGAAGCCGCCAGGCACCAGCACATCGGTGCCTGTGTTAGGAAACTTGAGCAACAATGACGTTCGGGCGATCTTCGTCTGAACGCTCGTAGCCCAGGGTCTCCAGGAGAACATCCTTCTCGGTGACCAGGAGGTACAGCAGGAAGCGCTTCTCCCAGTCCGGGTATGCCATGATGGCCTCCACCTCTTCAAGGGCTTCCTCGGTCAGCCTCTTGCGTGCAACTAGCTTCGTGAAAAACTTCCTCAGTTTGTCGTTCATAGTGCCTTCCTCCTCTTCGTCTTTTATCCACGTCAGCTTGAACTTCGTGGATGATTGCCTACTCATACACATGTGCCCAACTTTTACGTCAAATGTTGCACCACAGAGCTGGCAGGTGCGCCAGGAGACTGTCTCGTTTTCGTAGAAAATTGTGTCGCCAGTGGTGGTGGTTACCGGAGTCGTCCAGCTAGTGCCGCCCCAGGTGCTTGCCATTAAGCCCTCACCATCCCGTAGCCCATTTCGTTGACCTGCTTTCGCAGCCGGCCAAGAGCGATGTTCTTACCCATGCGCCTGGACACCACTCCGTTAATTGGGGTGCCGCACTCGGTGTAGCCAAACACCAACCCCTCGGGCATCTGGACCATGGCCACGGTCATGTTCCGCCGCTTGCGCCGGATTGCGCCTTCCACCAGGTGGTACGGAATGGGGCAGAAACCATCTGGCCACTCCGCCCTCTTTGGCCACCAGCGCACGACCTGCACTGGTGCAGATGTGCCGTCCTTCAGGACGACTCTGTACTCCCTCCCCTTAGTCTCCACTTCCTGCCTCCTGTTCTTCGTAGTAAAGGTGGTATTGGTATCTGTAGCTGACCGTCTTGGAGGGCTGGATGGTCACATTCTCGATGTCCAATTTCTTGGCTTGGTCCCACTCATTCCTGTTCACGTAGATGTACCGGGGTGCCAGCCCGTGCTTTTCCTCGTATGTGGCCATACCCTCCACTAGCTTGTCGTGCAATGACTTCTCACCGGATGTGTCTTGCCATATCTCGCCGTCCACCTCGGGCTCCTCTCTGTACGCCTTCTCTACGGTGTTAAAGATGTAGACCTTGAAGCGGTGGTCCACCTCTACAATCTCTGGGTTCCAGGCCTCCATCTGTGGCCTGGTCGAGACCTCCCATTTGCTCATTGTGCCCATGGTGGTCTGGTACCTACGCTCCCAGTAGTCGGCCCATGTTGCCGGAGCCACTATGACATCCTGGCAGTGAATGCAGTACCAGTCACCCTCCGGTATCTGGGCTTTCAGGTGGCCGCCACAGCCAGGGCATACCCCCAATTGGAGCAACTTGTACTGGACAGCGTAGCTGTCTTCCAGGGCTGGCTTCTCTTCAGGGAAGATGATTTTGCCGGCGCCCACAGCACGCTTTAGCAGCGCCTTCTGCGCTGGGTCGAGCTCAATATCCTCTGGCCACTCGATGGGGTTGATGGGCGGCAGCGCAGCCCTTGCCCCAGCCTCGATGTCGGCGGTGCTGTACTTGGGATTGAGCACCATGCCCAGGGCGTCGTGTATCCTGGCGATGGCCCGGTACAGCTCGGCTGCCGGCCTCGTATCACCGGGGTTCTGGGGATTGAAGTCTGGGCTCTTGGCCATCCTGATGAGCTGTGCCCAGGAAATCTGGGGCAGCTCGGTGTTCTGGGTGGCCCTGATGATGAGCTTCCAAACCCGTGAGGCAATTCGGGCCAGGCGGGTGAAGTACAGGTGGATAAACTCCTCTGCAAGGGCTGGTGTTTGAGTGAGTCCGTACCTGTCCCGATTGCCCACGGTGTACAACCAGATGATGACCTGCAGGGCATCAGCCCAACGCGCAGCGTTGTCGTAGCCCATCCCCTGCTCTTCCCTTATCACGTCAATCACCTGGTCCCGGATGTAGTTGAAGCCGTCCGATTCAGACCATGCACCGGATAGGGCCAACTTGTACAACCTCTGCTGTAGCGCCTTGCTCAGTGCCTTGTTCAGGCTCCTCGTCGAGTACAATCCTCGGAGCATGGCCCTCTCAACTGCGGTCTCTTCGGACTTCGACACCCGGGATATGTAGTCCCCAACGGTCTCCGCAATCTCACGTTCTGGGAGTGAGCCCGACTCGGAGGCCAGGCCCAGCTCGATGATGAAGTCCTCTGCAAGACGCACGGTGTCAATCCTGGTGACCTGCGGGTCATGCTGCAGGGCGGCGACCAGGTCGGACATCGTGCGGCCCCTTGCCTCCAGGGCTGCGGGTTGCTGCGGGATTATTGCGGTATTGGTCATGTGTCGAGAATGCCAGATTTCTTGACGGTTTGCTGGAAACCCCTGTTTACACTGAGGGCGGCCAGCCACTTGGCATAGTGGGCTGCGTCCCGGTCGGGGTCGAAGTCGGCGTGGTCGGCCAGGCCTGTGGCCATGGCCATGCAGCTTGGGCTTACCACACCCATGGCCTGTGTCTTCAGAAGAAAGGTGTGAATCTCTTCCAGGCCCACCCCGCCTTCGTCACCCCCGGTTGGTCCAATGAACTCGAATTTGAAGTAGTGATGCAGCGCCCAGGCTGCTGCAAAGCACCAGCCGCTGCGGCATTCTGTGCGTGGGCCGACGTAGTCGTTGTTCAGCATGTAGTCCTGGAGGATGTTCAGCGCCAGGTCGGCAGGGCCTGAGCCACCATGCCCAAACTCGTAACCGGTGGGGGAGTGGCTAACCACGTGGTGCGGGACGTTGGTCAGCACCTTGCCTCTTTCCCTCTTCCAGATGTAGCCATCCCTGCTTGGCGGGTAGCCAGATAGGTACTCATCCTCGATGCCATCTTCGTCGGCAACGACCCCAACCCCAGCGCCCGACTTGCCCCTGCACACCGGCCCCATGCCAGCGTCGATTGACACCGGGTTGGTGAGCGTTCTGCCACAACTAGAGCAGCGTGCCGTACTCACTGTCTTGGTCGTACCAATTCCGTCGAGAGCTGTCTGTGTCGCCTTCATCAGTCGTCCTCCTCCAGTTCATCCTCGCCACTCAGATACCACTCTCTGAGCCGGCTGTTCTTGGTCATCACAATCACGTCCGCCGGGTGAGCGGTCTCGATTGTGTGGACCAGGATGCCCCGGCCATCCCTCTCAGCAGAAATTGCGCCCTTCTCCAGGAGGGAGTTGATTGCTCGAGACACCGTAGCGTTACCGCATCCAATGGTTTCGGCCAGGGCACCGGTGCTTTCGGGCGCCCCGAGTGTGGCCAGTGCGATGTAGACTTCCTCTTCCCTGTCTGTCAGTGTGGTGTTGTCCATGCCATCATTGTACCATATCCTGAAACGAATGTCAAGGGAAACCGGGGGTCACATTGACTACGGCCCAGATATGTGCTATAATACTGTCAACTATTCTTGAGGAGGAGCGGATGAGCGACCCTACAGTGTTCCGTGATGTTCTGTTGTTCCTTATGGCCGGCGGGGGAGGTGTCGTTGTCTGGTGGCTGATGGATAACGTCGAGTTCCTGAAGGCTCTGATGCCTGACTACAAGCGCTGGGTCTCCTGGGGCCTGGCGGCCCTGGTGCCCATCCTGGCCTGGGGTGCCTTCATGCTTATGGGCTACGAGCCCCTGCCAACTACCTGGCAGCAGGTGGTAGAGCGGCTGTGGTCTCTGGTGGCCACCGCTATAATCGCAGCTCAGGGCCTGCATGGAGTCACCGACCTGCGGAAGAAGCGGAAGAGGCTGGAGCTGAGGCCATAGGCGACATGATATGCCAGACCCCCTAAATGTCACGAGACTAGCCCTTTACGCCTACGTTGCCATCGTGATGGTGTCGTTCGCGACTCATCTTTTCCGCACCCCCCACGCCCTGGCGAGGCTGTTCGGCGGCCTCTGTCTTTGCGTTGCTGCGATTTCTGGCGTTAACGGAGCCCTACTCATAGACCTGCTCTTTACCGGGGACGTGGGTCGCTGGCGGCCAGCAACCCTTACCATACTGTTCGGAGTGGTGGCAGTAGTTTGCACCGCACTTTATGTAGTGTACCTCCGGGGAAATGGAGAGGTAAGTGGACCTGACTAATGTCCCCGGCCTCCAGTGGGGCGAGCTGTTTGTCCTGGCCCTGGTCTTGGTAGGCGTTGGGTTTGCGGCACGTGTTTTCTGGAAGTGGTTCTCTGAGAGAGAGGAGAAGCGAGACGAGTGGTTGAAAGTCATGGTAGACCAATCTCGTGAAGAGGGCTCGAAGAGGACTGATGCCTGGGTTGCCATGGTAGAGAAGTTGGCAGGGGAGCGCAGGCAGGGCCAGGAGCGCATGGCTGCAGAGCTCACCGTCTTCACCGACGCTCTCCAGGCTTTGAGTGTTACCCAGACAGAGGCAGTCGGTGCCATTTCTCAACTTCGTAAATCGCATGAAAAGGCAGAGGGGCGCAGCCAGGAGCGCCACGCTGAACTGCTGAAGGCAATGCAGACTCACAACGGTGAGTAGGAGCTGAACAAAATGAGAATCCCCTTCCCTAGGCGGGGAGGGAGCCGTATGGTGCATGCTGCCATATCAGACAGTCATGGCGGCAGTGTCGTTGGTCTCCTGAACCCGCATCATGTCCTCTGGAGAGAGAATCCCAAAACAGCAGAGCCCGAGGCCTGGCAGGTCGAGGGCAACGAGATGAGCAGGTACCTCTGGTCCTACTACATGGACCACAGGTCTGATGTCCAGGACCTGGCCGGCGACGACCCGATTGTGCTGTCTCACGCAGGCGACCTGACACACGGCAACAAGTATCCTGGCCACTTCAAGAGCCTGGCCCCTGATGACCAGTGGGCCATCGCGTTCTGGAATCTGCAACCATGGCTGGAGGTTCCCAACCTGGCTAAGCTAATTCTGGTCACCGGCACCGAGGCTCATGACTGGATGTCTACCTCCAGTGAGGTGAAGGTATCCCAGCTCATACGACACAGCTATCCAGACCTAGATGTACAGGTTGTACATCACGCCGACGCTACCCTGGGTGGTGTCGGTTTTGACATTGCCCACCATGGCCCCTCGAAAGGCATCAGGAAGTGGACGGAAGGCAACGCTGCGCTCCTCTACTTGAAAGACCGGATGATGAAGGCTAGGGCCAGAGGTGAGGTCCCGGCCAGGGTGTACGTCCGTGGTCACTTCCATGTGGACATCCACGAGGTGAAGCGCGACAACTGGCTGGGTGACCGGACCATGCGCCACATCATTGGGCTACCTTCATACTGCGGTGTGAACTGGCACGCTCGGCAGGCGACGAAGAGTGACCCGGAGCTGAACACGGGCATGTATGCCTTCGAGATAGAGGATGGCAACCTCGGGATTCACCCATTCATTCACATTGAGGATATGAGAAGGAAGGTTGAGTATGTCGTTTAACCGTGACAAGATGCTGGAGGCAATTGACGATGCCGTCGAGGTCCTGGTTCCACCTGAGCTCTACATGGTCACCCCGGCAGAGATGGCCAAGCGCTGGGGATGCTCACCGAAGACAGCCAGGCAACGAATGCAGGCTAACCCGAAACTGCAGAGCCGGATGGCAAGGCTCGGCAGTAGCCGTGGCATTGTGTTCTGGATGCCTGAATGGGAGGATGCATACGGGCAGGGCAAGGACCCTAACAAGGTGGACTTCTAGCACTTGACATTTGCCCCGCTTTTGTGGTAGAATGGAGCTACCTTCTCCATTTGGTGGTTTTGGGAGGTCGAGTCCAGGGGCTGGGGTCCCCGGGCTTGACCGGGTCTCATTCCTTATTCTTTATTGCACCTCCTTCGAGACAGGGTGCCTGGGCCGCGCCCCCCAGGTGCCCAACGCAAAAAAGGCCCCGGTCCTGCGTCCACAGGACCGGGGTTTGCTTTTGTCATAAGGCTGTGGTACAATGACTGACGGTGGGGGCGTACCCTAACCGTGGATGCTTACAAACCTTAGCTCAATTGGCAGAGCAACAGTATCGTAAACTGATGGCAGTGGGTTCAAATCCTACAGGAATGAAGTACAAGCAGCCAGAACTAGTACGTCCCCGTCTTTAACGCAAAAAACGGCCCCACCCCTGACCAGGGTGGGGCCTAGCTATGCAAGCTGAGTGAGGGCTATGCCTCTATCACCTCCCTTCCTTCGTACTCCTCCAGCATTTCCACGAGGGCATCGCCAACCTTCTGGAAGTCGAAGCCCACTGACTCCAGAGTCGGTCGTATCATCTCGGTCGGTGTCTTGCTCTCGGCAGTGAGTGGTGACCAACTGAAGCGGTCGCCTACATCATCGGCCTCGGCAGTGCGCATGGCTGTGCCACCGTCAAAGATGACACGGTGGCTGGTCGGAGCCATGCCCGTGAACATGCCGTAGCCGGCGTGCTCACAGCTTGTGCGGTTGCACATTTCTTGCCCGGTGGGAATGTCGGGATGGACCCGGCCACCGGTGATGACCCCGGCGCCGTTCTCAACCATGACCAGCATCTCTACCAGCGCTTCTCCTCGTTTCATGCTTCTTCCTCCTCTTCTCCCTCTTTCTCCCGGATGAACCGGTCCAGGTCGTCGAGTGTGAACAGCCAGGCGTGTGACCTCTCGGTCCTGAATGGCTGAAGGTTGCCCACCCGGATGTGGTAGCGGATACTGCCCACCGACAGGCCTAGATAGGCGGCAGCACCCTCGATGCCCATGACTGGTGGGAACACCGAGCAGCGTATCAGGTCTCTGAATTGGCCCTCTGACTCCTTGCTCATGGGTTCCTCTGTCAGCAGTGCCACCTGGGCGTCGACGGCTAGGAGGTGAATCGACTTCCTTCCTTGGTCATCGCAGACGAAAAAGTTGTAGGATATTGCCCAGTGCAACAGGTCCAGCAGGAGCTCCTGCCGGGTCAGTCGTGCTTCATTTCGTTCTCGTAGGTCCATACTACCCTCCCTTCATGCCGAAGCTGGTGAACTTCCGGCGCCGGCCTCCACCCCTGCGCTTCCAGCCAACGGCTCGTTTGAGTTTGGTCTTTGTTGATGTCCGACGCTTCTTCTTGATGATTCTCCACCCCATTACAGCTTACCCTCCTCTTGCAGCCTGTGTGCCGCTTGTACCGCCAGGGACTGCATATCAGTGTAGACCATGGTGGTCTCGATTTTCTCGTGGCCCATGATTTCTTTGGCCATCTCCAGCCCAGCTCCCTGGACTATAATCTGGCCAGCTCGGTGCCGGTACTGGTGTGCCGTGATGGCTGGCACTCCGGCACCCAGACAGAGCCTGTCCAGGATGTTGCCGACTGACTCAGGGCTCATTTGCCCAGCAGGCCGCTTACCCAGGCTGTTGTGACGCTGGAAGACAGCTCCATCGTTCTTGGGTGCCCACTCCCTGGCGTAGCGCTCCATGGTGTCCATGGCCTGCCTGCTGAGGGGCACCACCCGCTCTTTGTCACCCTTGCCCCTGACAATGGCCACCCGGTTGACCTGGTCCACGTCGTCCCACTTCAGGGCCGCTACCTCAGAGCGGCGGCAGCCGGTGCAGAGCAGCATCTCAAGGATGGCCACGTTGCGGGAAGAGAACGGACCGGGCCTGTCCGCTGCCCTCTGATGGGCGTACTGGCGGACAGTCTGGACATGGGCCTCGTTGGGCACCCTGGGTACCCGCTTCTTGGGTTTCGGCTTGTTGTTCTTGAGCCAGCGTCTCATGGCCTGGATGTGGTCATTGGTCATGTAGGTATGGCGTCCCTCTTCGTCGATGAGGGGTCCCCAGGTATCAACGACGTACTCGTAGAACCCAGTGATTGCAGCCATCCTGGCCTTGACGGTGGATGGTGCCAGACCACGAGTCCCCAGCTCGACCATGAAGCTCTTGGCGTGCCGGGGACCTAGCTCACTAACGGGCATATTGCCCGTGAAACCTACGAATTGCCTGAAGGCACTGTCGTAGTTGTTGATGGTGGCCATGGACTTCTGGATGGCCGCCAGGAAACCAATGTACTTCTGGATTGCATCTTTCAGGTCCATGACCACTCCCCCTTCACTCCCCCTTCACTTGCCCGGCACTGCCGGCTCGATGACGCTTTCCTTGTAGACCGGTGTCAGTGTCGGGCATGATGTGGCTGCGCCCGTGCTGTTCCTGACACACTCGTTGGTCCAGCATCCCCTGACATCACCGTCTCCCCAGCAACCTAGGATGCAGAACGACATGATGACCAGGATTACGACAACCAGGATTACCTTACGGCCCTTCATTCTCTTCCTTGTCCTTTCTGGCAGCTTCGGTGGCTGCCTCCAGTGCCTCTTCGAATGTGACGTGAGGCTCGCCGATGGTGGACACGTTGCCCACTTCGTCCATCTTGCGGACCTTGAATAGTCTGGGCATCCAGGCATAGGCTCGGCCCTCACTCGTGATGAAGAACCATCCCGTACTCCCTGTTCGGACCTGGGTGTAGACTGTGCTGCCCCAGTGCTTCATGGTGTCCGGGTGGAAGAAGTGGCCCCGGGCCATGGCCCGGAGCTCACTCATTGACTTGTAGTGCAGGTATGGCATGGCTATGTCCCCTCTGCCCGGCTGGTCAGCCAGGTGTTATCGCCAACCTCGCGCTTCGGTCGGTGCTGGCGCAGCGCATCCTCTAGCGTGGCCCAGGCAGAGCTGGACTCACGGCCCTTCTCTTCTTTCTGGCGGAAGTTGTCAACCGCCAGGGAGTGGGAGCAGGCTGTCCGGGGGTCACTCCAGGTCTTGAACCCACCCCACTCGCAGGTGCAGGTGAAGGTCTCTTCGGCCTCGGTGACCCTGATTGTGTAGACCCTGTCGCTGTCACCGGAGCGCACGCCGTACTGGCGGAGGCCGGTGACCGGGTCCTCCCATACGAACCAGACCTTGTGCCTGCGGCTCTTGGCCTGGACTTCCTTGTGGTTCTGAATTGTGTGCGGCATGTTTTTCCTCCTCTCACCAGAGGCAGCCATGCCCCTGGTTTTTCCTCTTTCGGCAGAGACTGTGGGACCTGCACTGGTATGCAGGTCCCCAGAACCGAATCTTGGTTACCATAAGCAGTTTCGTGCGGCACTCACCGCAGTAGAAGCAGCAGGTCATGGGCAACTCGTCGATTGTATGATTGTCCCAGGGCTCCCCGCTAACCGGCCTGGCGTCAGCGCTCAGTAACTCGGCGGTGATGCGGTCCACTTCTAGCTGGACATCATTCCTGAGCATCGGCCCACTCCTTGGCTATACGCACCCGCTCCAGGCAGATTTCGCAGGGCGGCAGTTCCACGGTCCGTCCGTAGCTCTTGCGCTGGTCAAAGGACTTGCCAACCCCTGGCCCGGTCTTGTCACACATTGTGCTCCAGTCATTGGGCCACAGGTGCTTGTTTAAGCCGCCGTAGACCGGGAACCAGGACTGCCAATTACTTGTCGCCTCGGCCAGCTTTGCGCTTGTCAACCAATCTGGCCTCTGCATCTCAGTCCACCTCCATGAGGACTCGCCCTACCTTGTTGCCGTTGGCGTCCATCAGGGCGAAGCCCCAGTTGTCGTCATCGGTGTAGCGCAGGTCTTCTATCCGGTCAGCGGCCCTGCGTAGCAATCTTGCTATCTCAAAGCCCATGTAGGGGTCAAATGCCTCATTGTCCAACCCGTCGATTTCCAGTGTGAAAGTCATGTCTACCCCCAGAATGCCTCGTTCTCAGCCTGTATCTTCTTCTGCTTGGGCGTGAGCTCGATGTGGTTGGTGGCATTCCAAATCATACCCTCCGGGTCGGTGTCGTCGGCCAGCTTGAACTCGATGTCCCAGGCGTAGACGGAGCCAATCTCCGTATAGAAACCGTACACCGTGAACATCGGCGTGGCCACGTTGCGGACGTTGTCCGCCTTCTGCGCACACCAGCCGTTGCGCAGCTTGACCCAGTCACCCTTCTTCAGGTCCCTGGTTTTGATTGGTTCGTTCTGCTCGGCCTCGGTCATATTGATTATGAATGGCATGTTTACTCCCTCCCTTTCAATTGGATTGTACCACATGGTGGAACAATTGTCAACCTGTGACACAGGCGTGACACCGGGTGTCACAGTTATAGTGTGTTATCGCTTATGACTTGCACGCTGCAATCTGAAATTCATCTTTGGTTCATGGTATCCTTTTGGTGCTTCGCACTGGTCGCAAACTATTCTGCCAATTTGCGCTCTGTGAACCACGCGCCAGCCATTAGGCAATAGGGACCAAGTACCATCAACAGAATGTTCTACTTTACACACATGACACTTGAAAAAGTAATTCACGTTCCCCTCCCCTTTTCTATTGTATATCGTGGCATGTTACCTTCCTTCGGCTGTTAACGTTTCTAATACCCTTTCGATCCTTTGTATTGAGCCTTTGAGTTGAGCGCGTACAAAATCATCACTTCCCAAACACTCGCGGGCAATCTTGAGCATGAACTCCGCATCTTCTAATGTCTCTATAACCTCTTTTTCCTCCACGTTAGCCCCCTTTCCTGTTCGTTATAGTGTGTTAGCACTCACAGTGGTATGACTTTCAGTTCATCGTTAATATACATGAGGCTTTTGAATCCGTCTGGTGGGTTGGCCATGTCTGCATAACCATCTTCTCTTTTGAACCCATGATAAGTCACGTAGGCTTTTGTGCCCCCTGAGGGCCACCAACCCATAGTCACAACAAATTCACTCCCTAGTTCAAGGTCTCCGAATCGAACCCCGCTCTTATTCTGCTTTGCAATTCTTGTTTCCATCGAACGCTTTGTGCCCCAACCACCCATAATATCCTCCTGTTGTGTTTGCTAAGCGTGTTTGACAGTCAAATCGCTGGCCACCCTGGGCGCCCACCTCGGGTCGGCCCTCAGCGCTACCCAGACCACGGTGGCCAGCGTCCCCTTCTAGATTACGCCCCAGACCAACATCCAGCTCGGGCGTCCGTGCTGGCAGTAGCCATCAGGCTCAACGATGCAGCCACGCCGGCAAGCGGCCTCAACCGCGCCGTTGTTCCACTCGTCGGCCATGACATCTTCCCTCCTGGGCTCGAACAGCAGGCCCCGGTGCATCTCTTGCCGGATTGCCTCTTGTGTCTCTCTGTCCATGGTTACCCTCCAAAAATCGTCTTGATGAGTTGGGCCTCGAAGTCGTCCATCGGCTCACCCTCTGGCTCTTGAATCTTGCCGTGAATCAGCAGCTCGCCCAGGATGTCGATGTCACCCTCGAACAGTCCGGTGTCCAGCCAGGACTCCAGCCCAGCCTCAGCGGCCTCGCTGTATGCCTTGGTGAACTCCTCCTGTGTGGTCCCAAAGTCCCTGGCGTTGCGCAGATAGAATTCGTGCTGGCTTAGTGCGGCCCGGCAGGTCTCAATCCAGGCCAGCCAGCCTTCGACGGTCTTTTCCTTGGTGTACTTCATGCTGTCGCCTCCTCTGCCCACGGGGGCGGGTCCCCATCGTCAGGGATGTGGATATCTAGGTCGTCTTCGTCAATGAGCACCGGTGCGCCCTCGCAGAACTCGGTGTAGACCTGGGAGTCGTCTGGTTTGAACCACCATGCTGCTTCGTATAGGTGGCCTGAAACCCCGCTGAACGGGTCTGGCTGGGCATTGCCAACCTGACCAGCCAGCTCGGGGATGTCGCCGTAATACTTGGCTCGGTAGGTGTCCACTAGTCTCCCTCCACCATCGTCACGTGCCAGTCCCTGTTGTCAGGGCTGATGCTCAGTCCCTGGCAATGCACTGGTCGCTCCATGCCAAAGGCGTTGGCCAATTCCTGCGCCTCGGCATCGCTGATGTAGTACCCCTCTTCTCCCTCTTTGGGCTGTCGTTCCAGGTAGCAAGGGGAAGTGCTGGGGTAGGCCCTCCAGTCATAATCAGGGTTCTCGTCGTGGCATACTCTCCGCCTGGGTGGTGAGGATACCGTAATCCAGCCCCACCCAGTGCCCCGGCCACCCCGGACGGACCATGGCTTCCCGGTCTTTTCCTTCAGCGCGGCCCTTATGCGCTTGATTGCCTCGTTTCTGTCTAGCATTCTAGTTCTCCTTCCCTTGCCGTACATGCGCTGGCATGGTACCAGCGTTGTGGAAGTGGCCGGCACCGGCAGCGTAGTGCCCCTGGTTGCTGCCCTCCCAGTTCCAGCGGACCTCCCAGATTTGCTGGCCAATGACCCTGTCCGGCCTGATGTAGAAGTGGTTGACGATGGTCTCGGGGCTGTGTGCCCGGGCATCCCAGGTCTCGGGCTCGATGTCTTCCCAGTTGGTGCCGACATCGCAGCGTAGCTTGACCTTGACCTCAATGCGGTCGGCAATGCGACCCTTGTCCTCTCTCAGCCTGTCCAGTGCCTCCATTGCCAGGTTTACCCTGCGTTCCATTTCGTCTCGTGGCCACCTTGGTTCT